CTATTGCTGCTAACGAAAATTAAAAAAGGTAAAAATATAAATGCTCAACACATACGTTGTCGAAGGTGGGATAGGCAAATGTACGGCTTTTACAGCTTTAGTACCAAAACTTAAGGAGAAAGCAGGGCAAGGTATACAGGTATACACGCCATATATCGACACTTGTGCTTTTAATCCAGATATAGCGATGGGGTATGAACAGACCATACCTCTCCACGACGAAAGAATACTAGCTTCGGACAATATTCTTTACTGCGAACCATACAAAAGTAATTTTATTCTTGGTAAGCAGCATATTATTGAGTCGTTCTGCGAACATTTTGGGGTTGAGTATGACCCTAGCATGAAGCCAAAAATGTATACGGATCATCTAAAAGACCGTGCAGCGGCAATGCTAAAAAAACTAGGGGTTACAGGGAAATACATGTTAGTGCAGTTTTCGGGAGGGCAAGCACCTATTGGGTTTAACCCCCAAAACCCGTACAACAGTATTGACCCTAGCCGAAATTACCCGCCCTACATGGCGCAAGAAGTTATAAATAAATTAAAGGCGGAGTTCCCCGATGTCACGATAATCGACTCCACTTTGCCTAACGAACCAAGCTACGAAGGCACTGTAAAATTTGAAGAGCATTGGGCCGTAATACACGAAGTTTTAAAGAACGCAGAAGGGTTTATTGGTATAGATTCTTGCGTAAATCACTTTTCACCAAGTGCTGAAACTAAAGGTGTGGTGCTTTGGGGGTCTACAAGGTGGACTCAATTCGGTTACGAACAGAATGCAAATTTGCAATACCATATGGGTAGTGAGTGGGACGAAAGCAAATTTAAACCGCAAGACCCCAGAAATTTGCTTGTTGACCCCGATGTTGTGGTTACCGCATACAAAAAACTGAGGTCGTAGAGTAGTAGGGTATGAGTAGTGACGCACCTATTTTTGTTATATGTACTGGTCAACGGCCAGATACAGTCTGCGGATATGTGGTTCTACGACATCAACAGATGTAATTATTTTGCGAACGCCATCGTTAGGGGGAAAGTAGAACGGACACTTAATTACGAGCCGAGAGGCGTGGCCCTTGCTGCTTATTGTTTACCACGAAGGGCAGACCCCGTAATAGTGAGGCCGTACTAATGGACCCGTTAACCATAACCGCGTGTATATCTGGCGCAACCCGTGCCTATAACATGGTAGCCAAAGCGGTTAACGCAGGCCGTGAGATCGAGGATACAGCACAATACATAGGCAAGTTTTTTGACTCTAAAGAAAAACTTCTTGAAATAGAGAAAGAGAATCAGTACGGCCCAAAGTTCCTGCGAGGCTCGTCGGTAGAGGCCCAAGCCTTAGAAATCCAGATGGCGAAGCACAAGACGCAGCAAATGGAGTCTCAGCTCAGAGAGATTATCGTACTATACGGGCCGGGCGAAGCTTTCTATAATGAGATGATGAAGACACGGCGTACCATACGCTCCTCTCGTCTCGCTGCTGCCGAAGCTAGGGCTAAACGGAAACGACTTATAATTGACGGCGCCCTTATCCTCTTAATGACGGTAGCGACAATGGGTATAATTTTTTGGATGATAAATTTAGTAGTAGGGTAAAAATGAAATTAGATCCGGTTCTTCTTAACATGGCCTGTAGTTGGTCAATGAAAGCGTACAACGAGACTAATCGTGACGCGACTAAGATTGAGTCCGGTCTTACCTCTACTACAGTCTTCATTGTACAGCGCAAAACCATCGACATAATCGTGTTCCGTGGCACGCAACAAGTGGGAGATTGGGCGTTTAACCTGTTTCCTGTCCCTGTCCCGTATGCCGGGCGCTTGTGTCACGCCGGGTTTGTCGCGGCCCACGCGTCAGTGTGGGATGACATCGAGCCGTACATTGATTACAACAAGCGAACGCTGATCTGTGGTCACAGCCTTGGCGGTGCATTAGCAGAACTGTCGGCGGCTAAGCTGAATGGCAAGCACGACAACTTGCACTTGATTACGTTTGGCAAGCCCAACACTTTCTTTAAGGGCTTCAAGAAGCCGATGACGTTGGATAATCAGATTTCGGTTGTAAACGGAAGCGATTCGGTGCCTCGCGTGCCTCGCCTTTGTTACGGCCCCAGTAAGTCCCAAGATATGCTGTACTTCTCTAATGGTGGCGTAGACTATATCAACCCTTCTAAGTATCTTCGTAAAAAGGATAGGGGTATAAAAGACCGTATTTCCGACCACTTTATGGAAGGTTATAAAGAGCGACTACAAAAGTTCTTGGAGGATCAGAAAAATGGTAAGACTGGCGTTGATATTTAGTATTGCACTGCTCATGGCTTCTTGTACTACCGTAGAGCAAGTTCGTGAAAACAAAGAGCTGTATTGTTCCGGTGTTTACAAAGGCATGCGCGCCGTAGGGCGTTCGGCTTTGTCGGCTACTACCGGCGTGGTTGTCCCGGACGTATGCGACACCATCGACGACATTGTCGAAGAAGAAAACGCTGAAGTATGATTAAAATAGGCGGTTTGCTTAAGACTCTGGCCCCTACTGTTGCACAAGCAGCGGGGGGTCCGATGGCCGGTATGGCCGTAAAAATGGTCGCCTCCAAGCTGGGGGTCCCTGACGCTAATGCGGAGGCCATTGAGAAAATACTGGAAACTCAGCCTGAAAAGGCCATGTTAGTAAAGCAGGCCGACGGTGACTTTAAAGACCGTATTCGCGAGATGGAGATTGACCTTGAGTCTTTTAAAACGGAGGTTGATGACCGAAAAGACGCTAGGGCTAAGTTTTCAGACGATCCTACCCCTAAAGTATTTGCTATGTTTGCGCTATTGGGCTTTTTAGCCTATGTGTTTCTAGTGACGATCCAACCCCCAGACGCTAATGATGACGGAGTGGTTAACCTAATTTTAGGATACCTTGGCGGTTTGGTTTCGGGGATATCGGCGTTTTTCTTCGGTGGTAGTAATGGAAAGAAGTAACATGGAAAAATTACTGGAAATGCTTAAGCGCCACGAAGGCGAAGTTAAGACTAACGGCCGGCACGTGGCCTACAAATGCAGCGCTGGGTATTGGACTTTAGGTATTGGACGAAATATAGACCCCAATGGCGGCATAGGTCTGTCGGACGAAGAAATTGATTTTCTTCTGGAAGGCGACATAGCTAGGGTCATAAAAGAGCTAAGTTCTGAATATCCTTGGTTTAATGACCTTGATGATGTGCGAAAAGATGCTATGATTGACATTAGTTTTAATCTTGGTGCCACACGTCTGCGTGGCTTCAAGAAAGCGTTAGCCGCTATGGAAGTGGCTGATTATACCCTCGCAGCAAAGGAGTTCCTTGACTCAAAGTGGAGTCGGGACGTTAAAGGCCGCGCACATGAACTCGCATCCATGATCGAGACAGGTGAATACCTATTATGAGGTTAGCGAATGCCCTTAGCGAAATTACAATTCAGACCCGGTGTTAACAAAGAAAACACTAGCTATTCTAACGAAGGCGGTTGGTCTGACTCCGACAAGATCCGGTTCCGATTTGGATTTCCTGAGAAAATAGGCGGTTGGACCCGACAGTCTGACTACAGCTTTCTTGCGCCCTGTCGTGCCCTTCACCCCTACGTAACCCTGCAAGGCTCGTTGCTCATGGCCGTGGGCACTCGTTATAAATTCTATATTAACGAAGGCGGCTTCTATTACGACATTACCCCTATCCGGGCTACCACTGCCGCGGGCGACGTGACGTTTGGCGCGACCAACGGATCAGCTACCATTGCCGTTGCAGACAATAACCACGGGGCAGCTACGGGGGATTTCGTTACGTTTAGCGGCGCGGCGTCTCTGGGTGGTCAAATCACCGCCGATATCCTGAATCAGGAATATCAGATAAACGTCGTGGACTATAATAACTACACCATCGAAGCGCGTACGGTGTCCACGATTGCGTCTATTACAGATAATGGCGTGCTTAACCCTACGCCGGTCACGGCCGACGGATCAGACACCGGTAACGGCGGTGCAAGCGTAGTTGGCACTTATCAAATAAACAGTGGCTTGGGTGTCGTGGTTACCGGCACCGGTTGGGGTTCTGGCGTCTGGGGCCGTGGCACGTGGGGTTCTTCGACTACGTTGACCACTGTCAACAACGTACGTTTGTGGGGCATAGACAATTTTGGTGAAGATCTTTTGTTCAACGCTCGTGACGGCGGTATTTACTACTGGGACACCAGCGCCAGCGATTACAACGTAGACAGGGCGGTTGCTTTAGCGGACTTGCCGGGAGCCGATCCGGGCACTCCTACGATTGCCAAACAAGTTATTGTCAGCGATCAGGATAGGCACACTATTGTTTTTGGGTGTGATTCTCAAAACAACGTGGGTGTCCAAGATCCATTGTTAATACGTTTCTCCTCTCAAGAATCTTTGACGGAGTGGGATGCCGAAGTAACTAATACTGCGGGCGATTTGCGGGTAGGGTCTGGCTCCGAAATTATAGTCGCCGTAGAAACGCGCAACCAAATCTTGGTATTTACCGAAGTCTCGTTGCATTCTATGCAGTTTTTAGGTCCGCCGTTTACTTTCGGCATCGCGCAAGTTGCCGATAACATCACTGTTGCCGGTCCTTCGGCGGTTACGGCTGTGGACGACAAAGTGTTTTGGATGGGCATCGGGGACTTCTACGTCTACACCGGTCAAACTCAAAAGCTTCCGTGTCCCGTACGGGCTTATATCTTTGACGATATAAACGAAGGTCAGATAGAGCTGACGGTTTGCGCTCTGAATAGCACCTTCTCCGAGGTATGGTGGTTCTACCCTTCCGCCGGTTCTAACGAAAACGATCGCTACGTCATTTACAATTACGTAGAGAATACGTGGGCTATAGGCGCGTTGACGCGCACCGCTTGGCGTGACCGTGGTTTGTTCAACGCCCCGATTGCGGCCTCCACAGACGGTTATCTGTATAACCACGAAACGGGTCAGAACGACGGTAGTACTAATCCTCCTAGCGCCATTACCAGCTACATACAAAGCAGCCAGATTAGCATTGGAGATGGAAACAACTTTGTCTTCTTAAGCAAGCTTATCCCGGACTTGACCTTTGAAAACTCCATTTCAACGGCTCCAACGGTAGATTTCACGTTGCAGGCTCGAAACTTTCCCGGGGGCGCATACCTACAGACCGATACCTCTGGTGTGACGCAAAGCGCTACAACGCCGGTGGAGCAGTTTACCGAGCAAACTTGGATTAGGCTACGGGGACGGTCGTTTGCGGTAAAAGTAGAGTCCAATACGACGGACACACAGTGGCGTCTGGGTACACCAAGGGTGGATATTAGGCCAGACGGGAGAAGATAATGTCATCCAGACAGCTTACCCGTGTCTACTTTCCTAACCCGCCTGCCGAATATCAGCAGGATACGATTGCGGCTATTCAGGAAGCGTACGAGACCCTGATCCGCCAGATACAGAACCCGGGAGATGTGCGGGCTACCGACATTACGTTGACCAACTTGCAAAGTGGCAGTGATCAAGGTCTTGAGGTCGGAGCAGTATACGAGAAAGATGGGTTCTTAAAGATAGCTTTGGCCAATTCCCCGAATGCATTAGGCGTCTCTGGGACAGGTAGCGTAGGGTCTGTTACAGTTAACACACCTTAGATAAGATGCTGTAGAATAGTGCTTTAAGTACTGATAAAATCGGGCAGAGGCCCAGATTAATCAAGGAGCGACTCAATGTCCGAAACGTCCGTATATTCACGCCCCGACCCGTTTGAGGTTCCGGACGGCGGCCTTGCGTCTTTTCTGACCGCAGATGTTGGCGATTGGGCCGATGACGACGCACCGTTGCCTAATGGTGGCGTCGCTTCCGTCAAGAAGATAGCGGATGATCTGGCTAAGTTTGGCCGTTACGAAGATACCTACGTAGTTCACGCCGCCGAAGGCGAAACAGTTATCCCCATGGCCGTGTTCGAAGAAAACCCCAAACTTAAAGATTCTTTGTTCCGACAGATGCGTTCTATGGGCATTGACCCGGACCGTTACGTTGTGGGTAGTGAGCTAAACTCTATTAACCCTGTCACGGGTCAGCCCGAATTCTTTCTTAAGAAGCTTGGCCGATCTATCAAGAAAGCCGTTAAGGGCGTAGTCAAAGTAATTAAGAAAGCCGCACCGATCATCCTGTCGGTTGGTTTAAACGTGTTGGCTCCGGGTCTTGGAACCATTGCTGCCGGCGCACTAGGTAGCGGTATCGGTGCCTTAGTTCAAGGCGGAAACCTTAAAGACGCACTGAAAAGCGCGGCGTTAGGTGGCGCAATTGGCGGATTGTTTAGCGGCGTGCAGGGCGGAATTCAAGGCGCTAAAGCGGGAACAGGTTTTGGATCAGGCTTTAAAGAAGGCGTTACTGGTGCGCTACCCGGCGCGCAAGGTGCCGCACAGAATACTATTGCTGAAGTAGCTAAGAATAACGACATGATGGTCGCAGAAGTAGCTGAGGCACAGAGCGAGAATATTCTAGCTAAAGCTGCGGGCACGACACTGCCTTCTTCCGGTGCTCCGCTCACGGCTCAAGAAGCGCTTACTGCGGGTATGCGTGAGCCTCCGGTTGGAATACCAAGCACTACTGTCACGGCTGCGGCACCTGCTCCAGCAATTCCAACACAGATGGCTAGCCTTGGCGCACAGCAACAGTCTGTTATGGCCGGTGGGGCAGGCGCTCCGGCTGCGGCAGCTACGCCCAATCAAATTGTTGCGGATCTGGCACAGCGACAGGCCGCGGCCAACGCAGCTCAAACTCAAAACGAGTTAATTAGTCAACGCGTTATTCCGGGATTCCGAGACAGCGTAAAAGACGCGTTTGCTCCGGGCGGCCGTAACTTTGGCGAAAGCATGAAGGACGCTTTTATTCCAAAACGTTATACGGCTAAAGATTTCTTTTCTTCCCCCGAGGCTTTTGCAAACGCCTCTGCGGCTGCAAAAGAACAAGCCGCCAAGGAGGCGTTAGCGTATAACACCGCCGCGGGAATGGGTCCGGGCATCGGCGGAGCACTTCGTTCTTATGCGCCATTGGTGGCTGCCGGCACTGCGGTGTTAGGCGCTACCGGTGGTTTCAAAGCTCCCGAGTCAACCGTAGAAATGCCTTTTGGCGGCGTAACCGGACAAGATCTTCTGGAACAAAACCCTGAGTTATACCGCACCGGACCATTGAATTATGCTCCACGTGAAACAACTCAAGTGGCGTCAGCGCCCGTTGTTCCGTATACACGTCTAGCTCGGTCTCCTGAAACTCAGGCAGCCATCGCGGCCTATCAGCCGAGACGAGTTTCTGCTCCTGTAGTTGGCGCAGCAAAAGGCGGCATAATGGACAGCCAAAATTTCCCCCGTCGTAACGGAGCTATAAATGGCCCGGGTACGGGAACTTCCGATGATATCCCTGCAATGCTTTCTGACGGCGAGTTTGTATTTACTGCCAAAGCCGTGCGCGGCGCGGGTGGCGGAGATCGCGACAAAGGCATACGTAAGATGTATCAGGTAATGAGACAATTCGAGGGAGTCGCGTAATGGCGGTAACAACCCAGATAGTTCAAGAAAACCCACAGATTGAAGCGTATCGTCTTGGTCTTCTTGCCGATGTTCAAGATTTAGTTCGTCAGCGTGTCCAAGCCGGCACAGAGGCTCTTCCTCCTGCATACCAAGTAGCGGGACTAAGCGGGTTAGAAAAATCTGCTATGGCGTTAGGCCAGCAAGGCGTTGGCGCTTTCCAGCCGTACCTTCAAGGCGGCTTGGAGCAGGTGCTTGCCGGACAAGGGGCACTGGAAAACTTTGCACTGCCCACGGTTCAACAAGCTCAACAGTTTTATGCTGAAGCGGGTGATCTTGCTCAGCAAACACGCGATGTGCCTTACGAGTATCAACGCGCTGCGGGCGAAGCTCTTTTAGGTTCTACGGGGACATACGATCCTTCCATAAACGCATCGCAGTTTTATAACCCGTACGAAGAGCAGGTTATACAAAAAACTCAAGAAGACATTGCCAAGCAAGGTCAGCTAGCTCAAAACCAACAAGCCGCTCAAGCGGTAAGCCAAGGTGCTTTTGGTGGCGCTAGACAAGGTATCATGCAGTCAGAATTGGCAAGCAACATCTTGAAAGAGCAAGGCGACGTCGGTGCGCGTATGCGTGCGGCAGGATTTGAGTCTGCGCGTAGCGCCGCACAACAAGCTTTCGAAGCATCGCAAGCCCGTAGGCAAGCTGCCGGAACGGGTATGGGTGCGTTAGGTCTTCAGTATGGCCAACTCGGTCAGCAAGATGTAAGTCAGTTGATGAACATAGGACAGGGCTTAGGTTCGCTTGGCACACAGGCCGCGGGCATAGCAGGACAAGCCGGGTCGTTAGGTTTGCAGCAAGCCGGTCTTGGTCAGCTAGGTCAGACTTTGACTCAGAACGACATCGCTACTTTGGGTGGCCTTGGTGCTATGGATCGTCAACAGCAGCAAGCCGAACTGGATGCCGTACGTCAGTCCAACATTGAACAAATGGCAGCGCCGTATCAACAATACGGATTCTTGTCAGACATCTATCGTGGCACGCCAAGCTCGCAGGCCACGGTTACAAGCCAAGCGGTACAACAGCCCTCTGCTGCACAGCAGGTTCTGGGTTATGGCATCGCGGGCCTCGGCGCAATGACCGGAGCCAGAACAGCAGGGTTAGGATTCTAATATGATGAACATCTATAAGCGCCCACTTTTCCGCCAAGCCGGTGGACCCGCAGCCCCAATGGCCACGGATATGCCCGCCATGGCGGTAATTCCTCCTGAGATGCAAGCTCAAGTCCAGCAGGCAGAGCAATCTGCTGCGGGTGAAATGGAAGGATACGGCCGCGCTTATGTGGATGAAATGATGACCGGGTTAGACGGCGCAGAATCTGCGGAAGAGGTTATCAATGCCATCCGTGGAAACGCCCAGCCTATCGATTCTCGCTATGACGAACTAGCCGGCATTGTAGGTATAGAAGATGCTCGAGCCACGCCCGAATCTGTTTTAGCTTTGGTTCAGCCCACTATGATGATGACGGAGCAAGGCGCTATGGATACGGGCATTGGCGAGCTTATTCAAAGTTTAACCGGTGGCGTGGAAATGGAAGACGAGCAAGGCATGGCAACTCCTATGGGCCAAGGCGTTGGCGAGTTGATGATGGGTGCCTCTGCGGCAGAACCTATGCCGGTTCAGCAGTACAACATGGGAGGCCCTGTTGTAAAAATGAAACTTGGTGGAGTCCCACAAGATTTTTTGACACAACAGTCCGGCTTTCAGGCTATGACCGACTTTGACCCGAGCGCTGTGCGCCAATCGTACGAGGCCCGCGCGCCTTTGTACGAAGAGCTTCTAGGTGACACTGAAAACCGTCGCAAGCAGGCTCAGTCAAGCCTTTTTTTCGACATCGCCAAGGCAGGACTTAATCTTGCTGGTGGCGTAGACCCAAGCACTGGTCAGTCTATGACCGCAGCGCCTCTTGGCGCTCAGATAGCTCGCGCGGCTATGCCTGTGGCAGAATCGGCACAGCGCGCAGGCGCAGAAGTAACTGACGCGCAGCGCGGAGCACGCGTCGCGGCTCTTCAGAGTGCGGAAGCGGAACAAGCTGCCCGTCTTGCGGCAGTAACCGGAGAACGCCAATCTGTTTTACAAGGACAAACAGAAGGTTCCATACAGAGTAGGCAGCAAGGTTTCCAAGCGGGTGAGTCAGCTTTAGGTCGTGAGCTTCAGCGTGACTTGGCGCAAAGTGCAGAAGACCACAACCTAGAAATGCAGAACCTCGTGAATGAGGCTCAAGTGAATTTGCAAAACATAAAAGGCGACCAAGAACAAGCGTCAATACTCGCTCGAGGAGACGTGCAATCTATTTTGCAAAGTGAAGCCAGTGATGATGCGCTGACTTTGCTTAAGGAAGAGGGTCAAATAAGACAAGCTTTTGAGCAGCTAAGCCAAGAAGGCCGCATGGCCTTACAAAAGCTCGTAGGCGTAGACGCGTTTAAGCGTTTAGAGTTCCAAGTTCAAGCTGAAAAAGATTTATTTACGGCAGACAGCGCGCGTCGTGCGGCTGAAATTCAAATGGGACATGAGAACCAAGTTGAAATCCTTGGTGCTCGTCAATCTCACGAAATGGATCAATTTACTCAAAGTCTTGATCTTCAACGGGAGCGTATGGATCGCACCGTTGGTGGTGCCGACGTCTTTTGGGGAGGGGCAGACGAGACTGCTTTCGACCTTGCTCGAAAGGCTCAAGAGTTCGCTATTTCCGATAAAACACGTCAAAATTATACTAACGATGAGTACCAAGGGCTTAATTCGGTCCTTGCCCGCGAACGTTTTGAGTTTGAGAAGCAGGGGTATTTTACAGACACGGCAATGAGAATGGCTCTTATGAACAACGAAGCTCAAATTGCGGCCTTGAACTCAATGCAAAAATCCCATTACAGCTTCGGCGATAGCTTAGCGGGCGTTACCCAGAACCTGATTTCGGACCCTTCTCTTCTTAGCCAGTACGCCGACGGATCATTAGATCAGAATAACCCTAATGCCTTTGCGATAATGAATACTGCTATCTCTACTTATATGACGCCGACCAGTCAGTACAACGCGCAAACAGGTCAGTACGAGACTAGGATTGCTCCGATACCCATGCAGTTGCGAAATGCCTTAGACGCGAGACAGCAGCGAAACCTTACGATGCCTTTTGCAAACGGCGGAGAAGTACGCAAGTTTCAAGCAGGTGGTCCAGTTCAAGACTACAGCCGGTTCAATAAGATATTGAACAACACAGACGATATGTCTATCACCGAGCAAGACATTGAGCTTCCGGGAAGGATTATCCCAGAAACGCCAAACTTAACTCCGGGAGTGGGCTTGAGCACACTTCTTAATCCGGTTAGGACCACTATGTCTTATGCCCGTGAATTAGGAGTAACGGACCGAGAAGCTCCTTTTTCTGAAATAGCAGACGCTCAAACACAGTTAACTTCTTTAGCTAACGTCACACAGCGTTTTGTCAGAGAATCAGTGGGTGGAAGGGCGTTAAAGGATGAAGTAGAAGCGCTTGCCGCAGAACTGGGAAAACCGGGTATCTCTTCAGAAGAAACTACGCTTGAAAAACTTACCAACATGCGTAACCAATTGTTAGAAGTAGAGGACTTGGCAACTAGCATACTTGAGACGCCTGAAAAGTTCACTACGGCTCAAGTCACTACCGCGCGGCAAGACGTTCGACGTTTATCTCCGCTGATTGAGAATTACGACAGAGCGATAATGAACTTTGAAACAGCCTTAAATCCAAATAAGCCTGACCCCGCAATGTTTGAAGGTCGTTAAACTGAACAAGGAGATATAACTCGTGGCAAACGGTTTCCCAGATAAAATTCAGTTTGACATAAAAAGTGCGGTAGAGGCGGGTCTTAACGAAGAAGACATCGCTCGGCATGTATCTAATCGTAGAAGTTACGATTACGATGCTGCGCGCAAAGCCGGTCTTACCGATTCCGATATTATTTCCTACAACGTAGAAGGCGTAAGGGACATTAGTCGTTTGCGCGCGTTCCGTGATGAAGCCGGACTTACTTTAGGAACCACGGGCATTGCTTCATACCAAGGATTTACAAAAGGGGCTAAGCTCGGCAGTAAACTCGGCGGTAAACTTTCCCCAAACCCTTGGGCACAGTTGATTGGCAGAGTAGGTGGGGCACTAATAGGCGGTGCCGTCGGTGCGATAGCAGGTGAGTTCGGAAAAGAAAAGATCAAAGAAGAGCTAGATATTGACGGACAATTAACGCCTTCGCGTCGTCCCTTCGAAGTTGCCGGTGAAACGTTTGGTTTTATAGGAGCAGGAACCGCTCCTTTTGTGGCTAAAGGACTCGCTAGAAAAGTCGGTTCTTCTGCGTTGGAAAGAGTAGCCCCGGGAATGGGTGCTCCCGGCACAGTTTCAAAACCTAATTTTGGCGCGGGAGAGTTTCTTGCGGCAGCGGGGGATAACCCCGGAATGTCGGCGGCGGTAAACCGCGTCATGGGTAAAGGCTTGGGTAAAGCCGAAAGATTTTTCGGCAAAGCTGCCGAAGGTGCTATAAATCGTCCCCTTACTACTTTAGCATCGGAAACGGTTGCGGGAGTAGGCATATCCGCCGCAGGGGGGTTATCGGAAGCAGTTCTTCCCGGGGAATTAGCGTATCGCTTGGGAGCTGAATTGGCTGCGGGAGTTGCTAATCCGGTGTCTTTTATAGCCAACCGTGGCTCTCAATTGATAAAAAATGGAATTTCTTCTTCTAGACGCGGTAATGACGCTGAATTAAACCGCGTAGCTAGGGCTTTGAATAAAGTAATAGATGACGCTCCGGAAGACCTGCGTCCTGATATTCAAAAGCTGATAGACGACTTAGTTTCCGATTTGCCGGAAGAAGAAAAAGTTATTTTTGGAAGAGCTAGAACTCAAGCGGCGGAACCTGAGTCTCAAGTTCCTTTGTATAACAGTGCGGAAAAAACAGGCAATGAGTTTTTGCGCGCTCTTCAAGAAGTTGTAATGCAGCGTGACCCAAAAGCCGCGGCTCTTATACTGAAACGTGCGCGAGAAGGTTCCGGCGCAATAAGCAAGATGATTGACGGATTAATGGATAGCATGGATCCTTCGGTCCTAGCCACTGCGTCTAAAATGCAAAACGATCAATTCACTAAGTCCCTAGAAGGTCTTCTTAATCAATACACCGTACGAGCCTTGGACCGCGCTTCACGGGTCGCGGCCACTACCGACGAAGAATACGCTGCCGCCGGTAATGCTATTTTTGATACCGTAAACACGGCGTTATCTAAAGCGCGTGAAATCGAGGGCCGTCTTTATGGCGAGGTAGACAAGACCATAGAGTTGGACGCGGGTAATATTCTTAAAGCTTATTTAGATGAGCTAAACCCACGTACTGGGGGTCTTCCAGAAAAGTCTTTAACCTTTGATCCGGTGGTTAGGCAGTTTATTAAGCGCATTGCTCCTGAAGTAAATGATGCTCAAATAGATCAAGTAGCCAAGCTGCAAGCTGAGATTGCGGAGATTGAGTCGTCTGCCTTACCTATCTTGGATCAAGTCGATGAAACAGGCAATAGGTTGCAGCTTGCCGTAGGTAGAGCACTGGGTAATGACGGAGACACGGTAAAAACTTTAAGAAATATTCAGACGCAGGATGATTTGATTAGATTGGAAGATGAGTTGCGCTCAATGCAGACGCAAGCTCGATCCGATGACGGACAAGTGGAGGGCTTGGCTAGAGAGAGCAGACCCGCACTGACCCGTCAGAAAAATGCGGCGTTAAAACTGGCTAAGAAAAGCTTGGCACTAAACACTACGCAAAAACGAATCATAGAAGCGGCAGATCAAGTACCCGATGCGGTTAAGGTAACTTCCGGAGACCTGATCGGTTTCCGTTCGCATGTTCTTAAGCTTGCTCGACAAAGTGCCGCAGATTCCAACAGAGCTTCTGATGCCGGGTTCTATTCTAAACTAGCTAATGCGGCTGGCGAAGATCTTGGAACACGCAGTTTGGGCCGTATGACCCCGGAAGAAATTGCGGCTATGGACCCGGCTCAGCTAGATGCCATAAAGAATTTAGACGCGGCCTACTCTTTCTCCAAGTCGCTGAACGACGTATTTACCCGAGGATTCGGTGGGACGTTGTATGCCAAAAATGCAAAAGGCGGTAACCGTTTAATACCCGAGCTGGCCGGAGATAAGCTTCGCGCCACAACCGGTCTTCCTACATCGTTGAAAATGAAAGAGCTTGATGACGCGGTAGACTTTGTTATTCGAGAGGCTCCTGAAGCCGAACGCGCAGAGTTAGAATCATTAAAAGGAACTATGCGAGGTGCGGAAGAAGTAGTCCTGCGTCGCCTCGCTCGTGACCGAAACATTGTTAATGCGACTACCGGTGAAGTTAACGTCAATGCGTTAAACACCTTTATGCGCAACCAAGGTGAGTTGCTTCAAACTCAATTCCCTAAGCTTTTTGAAGACCTCCAAGACGCGGCTAAAGCTCAAGTTATGCTTGCGGGTCTTAGAGAAAGACAAGCCGGAGCAAACACCAAGTTAGACGCCATTGGATCGTTTAAAACTTTCTTGGGTAAGGATGAATCTCCCTCCTTAGAAATAGATAGATTGCTTGGCGTACCCGGGCAATCTCCTAAACCAAACGCAATTAAGAACCTTGTAGGGATTATTAGGTTTGCTAACTCGGCCAAGAAACCTGAAGTGGTAGAGGGCCTTAAGCAGACCATTTATGACTCCGCATGGCGTCATGCTGGAGGCAATACAGAAGCCGGGGTCGACTTCGTTAAGCTGCGTAACTATTTAATGGGTCCTGTCTCTCGCGGAAATCAATCGGTATTAAACGTTCTTGAAAGCCGTGGAGTGGTATCGGCCGACGAAGTTAAGAACTGGACTTCTTTCTTTAACTCCGCGGAACGTTTTCAAAAAACGTTAGATAGCGGAGACATAGGCGCAATAGATAGAGAAGTTGTAGGTAATCCCTCTATGCTTAGCGGTTTAATAAGCCGAGTTATTGGTGCTAAGGGAACCGCAGCAATCACGAGAGCATTAGGAATGGGCGGAGGAGACATACAAACTCCTGCTGCGGGTGCGCGTTATTTTAATTCCCTAGTAAATAAATTACCGTATGGCCGTTCTTGGGACATCATAACTGAAGCTACCAAAAACCCTAAACAGATGGCGGATCTTCTTAGACGAACTAAGAATCAAAGAGAAGCTACGCAAGTATACGGTAGGTTAAAAAGTGTAATAAGGACCACTGGCGGTCGTGCGTTAACCGATTCTTTAGAGTTCTCTGATTACGAAGGAGAGCCTACCGCGCAGATGCAGCCAAGAGGAACTGACTTTGATCAGCCTATGCGGCGGCCGTTGGCTAGAGACCCAATTACCCTCGAGCAACGTCCTAAGCCACAGCCCACGCCCCAAGCACAAGCTAGACCGCAGCCTGCCCCACGGCCCGCGGCTCCCGCCCCACAACCTGCTTCATCTTCAGCAGAAAGTAGGGCAAGATTTGCGCAGATGTATCCGTTTGATATAACTAGCGATGTAATCAGGAGTGGTGGTTAACGCAACCAGTCACCGAAATCTTCATTGAGAACGGTGCTGGCTATGTTAATTTTGCTTCGAAGGGCTTCTAATATCTTCTCGTCCGTCGTATTGGGTGACACAAGATCAATGTACGTAACTGATTTTGTTTGCCCGATACGGTGCGCACGATCTTCTGACTGTAACCGAATTTCTAAATCGTAAGAATTAGAGTAGTAGACCATAGTGTCTGCGGCGGTCAGAGTAATACCGTACCCTCCCGTTCTAGGTTGTCCGACAAAAAAACGCAACTCTGATTCTTCATCTTGAAACCGAGTAACAATCTCCTGCCGTTCTTCCTGCGGCGTTTCGCCGTAGTATGTTGCGACTGCTTCGTCTCCGTAACGGTCGCGCAGGGCCTGAGCTATCGCTTGGATATCGTGTGTCCACGTTGCCCAAATTATGGCCTTACCCTGTACTTCTTCGGCTATCTCCATCAAAGCAGAAAGCCTAGAATTCTTTAGTTCCTGTATCTCACCGTCATCCGTTCGAAGATGACCACAGACTATTTGCTGCAAGCGCATTAGCTGAGTAAGTATAGATGCCGTAGTTGCAAGCTCCCCATTAGTTACTTGAGCTAACGCCAATTCTTTCATTTGATTGTAGACAGAAACTTGCTCATCGGACAATTCTACCGTACGAGACATGTAGATTTTGTCCGGAAGATCCAGACAATCGCGCTTTAGTATGCGCGCACTAAAGGTTTCAAGCTTTTCACTAAGCTCGTCCAGACGCCTGTATCCGACAAGCTTTTGGAAGCTTCTGTGTCCCATGGTTCGCTTTTGCAATACCGCATAACGACTCTGGAAGGCATAGTAATTACTAAAGCCAAGTGCTTTACTGCTTAAGAAAGCGCACTGACTAAACAAGTCCATGGGCGACTTGGTAATAGGGCTTCCTGTCAGAATACGCCTGTATTTAGCGGCTCTGCCAAGATCTATAACAGTCTTGGTACGTTTTGCTGCCCGGTTCTTTATCGTAGTGCTTTCGTCTACGATGACCATATTGTCCGGGTTAAGCTCCAAATAACGAAGCGCAGACGCCGCACCTTTCTTCGTAGACAACGCTTCAATGTTCATAACCAAAATGTGCAACGAGTCGTCGTCTTCTTCCCTCAAAGCTAATTTAGTTATGTCTTCTGTAAACTTTTTAGTGAAGTTAGGCTGCCATCGGACAATTAATGTTTTGATTCTTTCCGGCAAATGCACTGGGATTTCTTTCTGGAACCAGTTGTCATATACGCCTTTTGGCGCAATCACCAAAGCCGTGTTAATCTCTTTCTTCTCGAATAGATAGCCCATCGTGTCGATAGCTACTTTTGATTTGCCTGTACCCATTTCCATAAGCAAGGCGTAATAATTCTCTTCGCAAGATGTATCAAAGACTTCTTGCTGGTGCTTGTACGGCGTTGTTTTGAATGTATACATAGTAATCACAAAATTAGTTGACATGTAGGATTATATGCGAGAATATCTTACACCGCAAGGGCCTAAAAAGTCCTTTAACCACGAAAGGAGACTCATTATGAGTAATTTGTTTGAAACTATGGAAGCCGATCAAGCCGCAGCTTCCAACGTAGAATCCCTCGATACAGGCGGCGTATCAAGCATTGCAGAGCTTGCAAGAGCTGTTCGCAATAAGCAGGACGAAGTCTTAAAACTTGAGGACGCCCTTAAGCAAACTAAGAAAGACCTGCTAAAACTTACCGATGAAGACCTTCCTGCATTACTGCACGAAATAGGCGTTTCTAAGATGGAGCTAGATGATGGTTCCAAAGTAGAGCTTAAGCCTACCTACGGTGCATATATCAAGGTAGAAAACCGCGACAAAGCCTTTGGTTGGCTTAAAGAAAACGGCTATGACGACATTATTAAAAATGTTGTTACTTGCCAGTTTGGTCGTGGCGAAGAAAGTCTCGCAGAAAATCTTGTAGAGATGACTACCAAGGCCGGATTCTCTCCGGAGCAGAAAAGAGATATCCATCCACAAACTCTTAAAGCGTTTGTGAGGGATCAGGTTGAATCGGGTAACGAGTTTCCCATGGATGTATTTGGGGCATATGTAGGTCAACGAGCTAATATTAAAAAGGGTTAATCATTATGACTAAAGAAGCAGCAGTAAAAGAAAACGCAGAAGTAACTGTAGCCGGTGCAGAAGCTCAAGCTACTACTCAACTCACCGTAGTAGACATGAATATGTTCGAAGCGGACGCCGGTGTGGGCTTAGAAAACGTAGGACAAGACGATCTTGCTCTTCCGTTTCTTAAAGTTCTCAGCCGACAGGATCCTATTCTTGACGAGCTTGAAAATGCCAAGGCGGGTGATATATACAACACCGTCACTGGCGAAGTGTATAAAGGCAAAGAAGGCGTAAGCGTTATACCTTGCGCATATCAGCGCCGCTTCATAGAATGGATGCCCCGTGGCGCAGGTTCAGGCGCACCGGTAAATATTTATACCCCGGAAGACAAGCGACCTGAGACAGAACGCAGCAAGGACGACAACCGGGAATACGTTAAGGGCGGTGACGGAAGCTATTTAGAGGAAACTCATCAGCATTTTGTTATTGTCTTAAACCCAGATGGCACTTCGCAGTTTGCACTTGTCGCAATGAAGTCAACACAGCTAAAGAAGTCCCGCAAGTGGAACTCTATGGTCCAAAGCAGAAGCATGATTGGTAAGAACGGTCCGTTTACGCCACCGCGTTTCAGTCACGTTTATACACTCAAGACTACTTCGGAAGAAAACTCGAAGGGTTCTTGGCACGGTTGGGAAATCAGCGTAGACAAAGTTGTCTCTGAGCCTTCCCTTTACGTGCAAGCCAAACAATTTGCTGAGAGCATTTTGAAGGGCGAAGTGAGCGTGAAACATACGGACGATGCCGCAGCAGAAAGCCAAGACATTCCTTGGTAGGGACTGAGGGGGCGTTCGCGCCCCCCTTTTTTCGGGTGAAATAATGTCAGATAACGCAAAGAAATTTGCGGGAATTTTCGACGGTCTACAACAGGCATACGGCACATATCGAATTGACCGCAAAGCACAGAATGGAAAGAACACCGGTAAAGCTACGGTACTAAAGCAACCAAGAAACGACCAAACTTGGGAAGGACACCTCTCCGGCAAGGGTGATGCAATAGGCATCATACCTATAAACGAGGACAATAATTGTAAGTGGGGCTGCATCGACATAGATCAGTACCCGCTTGATCACCTAGAGCTAGTAGAAAAAATTAGACGGATGAAGATCCCGCTTGTTGTTTGCCGCAGCAAGTCTGGGGGTGCGCATTGCTTTCTATTTACTACCGACTGGGTCAGCGCTAAACAAATGCAAGATACCTTGCAGCACATCGCAGCCGAGATGGGCTACGGGGGTTGTGAGATATTTCCTAAGCAAATCAAGCTCTTCCTTGAGCGTGGTGACGTGGGTAACTTCCTGAACCTGCCGTACTACGATGCAGAGGAAGGGCTTCGCTACGTCATTAAAGATGATGGGCAGTCCGGTACGATCGAAGAATTCTTCGCGCTTCACGAAACATATGCGCAAGACCCGGAGCAGTTACAGTCACTGACCGTAGCTAAAGAAGAAAGCAACATCATTGTAAAGGACGGACCTCCGTGCTTGCAGACGCTTTGCACTCAGAAAATTAGTGAGGGCGGACGCAACAATGGTTTGTTTAACGTAGGCGTTTACCTGCGTAAAGCGTTCCCAGATTCTTGGGAGTCCGAGATACTCGTGTACAACGCGCGTTACTTTGACCCGCCTCTTCCGCTGAACGAAGTTAACATTGTCGCGAAGCAGCTCGGGAAAAAAGATTACGCTTACAAATGTAAAGACGCGCCTATTTGCGATTACTGTAATGCGGACGTATGCAAAACGCGTAAGTACGGCATTGAAGCGGCGGTATCCGGTGCGACTATTGCTAACCTGCGAAAGTACAACAGCACGCCTCCGGTCTGGTTCATGGACGTTAATGGTCAGCCTTTGGAAATGGATACAGAGGCTTTGATGAATCAATCTGCGTTTCAACGATCGTGTGTCGAGCAGCTAAACTTTATGCCGCGCAGTGTAAGCAAGCAGATGTGGGAAGGACGAATAAACCAGTTGTTGACTGAGATGTCGGAAACGGATGGCGCGATTGTTGAAGTGTCTCAAGACGCAAGCTTTGCCGGACAGTTCTATGACCATCTGGAAGAGTTCTGTACGGTCATGCAGCAAGCCGAAAACAAAGAAGAAATAATCTTGAGGCGTCCCTACACAGACGAGGAAGAGGAGCGTACGTATTTCCGCCTTAAAGACTTCACTGCATACCTGCACAAGAATCGTTTCTTTGAATACAAAGGACACAAGATTGCACAGCGTCTACGTGACATAAACGGTGAGTCTACTGTCATGAAGCTTGCGGGCAAGAGCGTCCGTGTCTGGGGTATACCCGCGTATGACGTTAGTCATACCGCGGTAAAAGCAAAGAACATAGGTAGCGACAAAGAGGCGCCATTCTAATGTTCCGTATTTTTGGACCTCCCGGTACAGGGAAAACAACTACGCTACTTAATTACGTAGACCAAGCTTTGGAAGAGGGGACATCCCCTCGAGAGATTGCTTTCTTGGCTTTCACCCGAAAGGCGGCAAGCGAGGCGAAGGAACGCGCCGCTCGCCGTTTTAACTTGGACGAAAACGAAGATTTACCCTACTTCCGTACGCTACACAGTTTGTCTTACCGTCTGCTTGGCATTCGAGACAAAGACTTGATGTCGAAGGAACACTTTGATGACTTGTCTAAAAAAATAAACGTACAGCTACATACGCGCCCGCATTATGACTTTGGTGACACCCCTAGCAAGTCAGCGGAGCATCCTGTACTGGGCGTTATAAATCTGGCTCGCTTAAAGAAAACAGACCTAAGAAGCGAATACAATCAAACCAATATAGAACAGTCTTGGCCGGAAGTTGAATATATTGCGGACGCATATCGTACGTACAAGCAATTCCACGGGGTTTTAGATTATACCGACATGTTGGAAATGTTTGTGCATGAAGCGCCTCGGGTATGCCCAGAGTTTAAACTTTGTTTCCTAGACGAAGCTCAGGATCTCTCGCCACTGCAATGGGACATAGCTCATGCCATCGATAAAAAATCACACCGAATGTATTGTGCTGGAGATGACGACCAAGCGATCTACCGTTGGGCGGGCGCAGACGTTGACCATTTCATCAACCTCCCCGGGGGTAGCGAAGTGCTTAGTCAATCCTACCGTATACCTCAGTCAGTACACAGGATTGCAGAAGGCATTGCCAAAAGAATCCACCGTCGTTTTCCTAAACAGTATAAACCGAAAGAAGAAGAAGGAACCGTAACAAGGATTTCGGACATATCCCGATTGGATATGTCTCAAGGTACGTGGCTAATAATGGCTCAAGCTAACTACATGCTCTCTGACGTAGCGTCTCAGTTAAAAACTAATGGATACCTATTCGAACGCAACGGCTCACGGTCCATTTCTGAAAGACTTTCTGCTGCGGTGAACGCATGGGAGCAGATGCGTAAAGGACGACCAATCACGCTTAAAGCCGCACAGGTTGTGTACAGCTTTATGTCGGGTAACGGCGTGCATATTGCGCGCGGTAAAAAGAAAATAGATGCCCCTGAAGACCAGTTGTTCACTATCGAGCTTCTGCAAAAAGATTACGGACTTCTCGTAGATGACAGCCTTATATGGCACGAAGCTATGGATAAGATTCCCGGTAACGATCGACTCTACATTACGGCACTCTTGCGAAAGGGCGAGAAGTTTAACGCCGTGCCTCGCATTAAACTGTCCACGATTCACGGAACAAAAGGAGGCGAGGCGGAGAACGTTGTTTTGTTAACCGACCTTACTTATGCGGCCATACAAAGTTCGCAGGTAGATGACCTCCACCGAGTTTTTTATGTGGGCGTAACTAGAACAAAAGATAATCTATATTTAATAGACCCCGAAGATTTTTCAAGAGCATATGACGTATGAAAAAAGAAGACATAGATCCAATGTATTACAACTCCTGCGAAAAGTGCGGCAACAATAAAGCCACTGCGGTAGTTAACGTTTCACATAACGAAAGGCTTGGTTGGTACTGCGCCGCATGCACACACTTCTCGGAAGCGATTCTTCGAGAGAAAACTTGGAGAAGCGACCGTGGTTAATAAATTACAGATGGCAATGTTTCCCCCAAAGTCTGACTGGTTACCTCCGGAGCATCCTTTTCCAGAAGGTATTCTTGACGCCAAAGAAATTGCAATTGACGTGGAGACACGCGACCCGGGCATAAAAACCATGGGGCCGGGTTGGGCTACAGGAAACGGTGAAGTCGTGGGTTACGCTATTGCTGTAGCGGGTTGGAAAGGTTACTTCCCCGTAGCGCACGCCGGCGGCGGCAACATGGACAAGCGCATCATCAACAAGTATCTGCAAAAGATCTTTGCTTCACCCGCAGACAAGATCATGCACAACGCCCAGTACGACCTTGGATGGATACGGCGGATGGGCTTTACCGTAAACGGACGCATTATTGACACCATGATGACTGCGGCGTTGATTGACGAGAACCGTTTCTCTTATAGCTTGAACGCTTTGTGCTACGACTACCTTGGTAAAACTAAGTCAGAGAAGATGCTGACCGAGGCTGCTCGCGAGTTTGGCGTCGATCCGAAGGCTGAGATGTGGAAGTTACCGGCCATGTATGTCGGCCCTTATGCAGAAGTAGATGCAGAGATTACCCTTGAGCTTTGGGATCACTTCCGGAATATCCTAAACAAAGAAGACCTCTGGGCAATATGGACGGTTGAGACCGACCTGCTTCCTTGTCTGGTTGAGATGACTGAGCGCGGAATACGCGTGGACGTGGATCAGGCAGAGCGTACAAAGCAGGAGCTGATGCGGCGCGAGAAGCTTGTGCGCAAGCGCATAAAAGAAATAGCCGGCAAAGAGGTAGAGATCTGGGCCGGAGCTTCAATCGCTAAGGCTTTTGATGCCGCAAGCATCCCCTATCCCAAAACCGAAAAAGGATCTCCAAGCTTCACCAAGAAGTTTTTAGAAGATCACCCCGCGGAACTCGCGCAACGGATCGTTGAGGCCCGCAACTTAAACAAGATACAAGGCACGTTTATCGATTCCATCCTGCGCTTTGTAGCAACAGATGGCCGCGTGCATGGTCACATCAATCAGCTACGTTCAGAGGGCGGAGGTGCCGTCTCTGGCCGCCTTTCAATGAACAACCCTAACCTACAACAGATCCCGGCCCGCGACCCGGAGCTTGGCCCCATGATCCGCAGGCTATTTCTCCCGGAAGAAGGCGAGCAGTGGGCTGCAATAGACTTCTCGCAACAGGAACCACGGATCTTGGTTCATTACGCGCATGCGTTTGCTGAGTACAAGAACATGGATATGCCCGGAGTGACCGAGTTTGTAGAAGCCTACAACGAAAACCCCGACATGGACTTCCATACGATGGTAGCTGAGATGGCGGACATCCCACGTAAACAGGCCAAGGTAATTAATTTGGCGATGATGTACGGAATGGGCGTCACTAAACTGTCGGAGCAGCTAGATATAACACTGCCCGAGGCCAAAGAACTCACTAAGCAGTACCATGCCCGGGTTCCTTTTGTTAAAGGGCTGATGCAAGGCGTACAACGATCGTTAGAAGACAAGCGTTCGAGCGGTTCTCTGCGCTCTCTGGGAGGCCGTAAGGCGCGTTTTGACATGTGGGAACCCGATGAGTTTGCCATGAACAAAGCAATGCCGTATCAGGACGCGGTGAACGCCTACGGGCCTACTACTAGACTCAAGCGCGCCTACACCTATAAAGCGCTGAACCGGCTAATCCAATCGAGCGCCGCGGACATGACAAAGCAGGCCATGGTTGACGTGTACAAGAGCGGAACCGTGCCCCTTCTGCAAGTCCATGACGAACTGGCCTTTAGCGTAAAGTCTCCCGAACAGGCCAAGGAACTTGCCGTTATGATGCAGAATGCCATCAAGATATCGGTGCCCAATAAGTGCGATATTGAGCTGGGTCCTAACTGGGGAGATTTTGACATTGTCGAATAAAGTCTTATATAATCGCACACAGAGGTGCGTGTAATATGGATACATCAAAGTGGAAAAGCGTCCTGCTTCCCAAGGACGTTTATCAAGAAATTGTGGTAATTAGCCACGTAGAAGGACGCACTATCAGCGGCCAACTACGTATCGTCTATGAGGCATGGAAGAACGCTAACCTGTCCGAAAAAGACAAACGCTACATCGCGGACGAAGTTAAAGAATTTAAAAGCCGAACAGAGTTGCCCAAGGTAGACGAAAGAGACGCAGTATTTTCTTTAAAGAAAGGAGCAGAGGGTGTCTAAGTCCATAGAAGAAAGTTTCCGGGTTGCATTAGAGACTGTGGAAAAGCAAATAGAAACCAAGGGTGCCGCAAACAGCGAAGACGTTGAAAAGCTGCAAATGTGGCAAGCCATGCTTGGTGTTAAACACGAAGCAGAAAAGCAAACGAGCGCAAAGAAAGTTGGGTAAACGGATAATAATAGAGTTGGACGATGATGACGCAGAAGAAGTCATCTTCCAGATACAAAGACTCTCGGAGCTATTGGAAACTTTGGATTTCGATAGAATACATGATCTTCTATCGCGGCAGTCAGCTCTAGATGTGGTGCCCAAAAAGGCCAAACGGAAGTCGCGTGGTAGTGGGTAGCGCCATACGTCGGGTCATCCGTCGCACCATTCATAGCCAATAAACTCCACATCCGCGCCTCACGCCACGCGTCCATGTCCGTTACTTCCTCCGGGCGACCATCACAGAAAAAACTAAACTGGCACCGATGACGAACGGGCAGGTTGCTTGGTGAATTAGCGTAGGTTGGGCCTTCCATGACCACGTCACACGGGTCAGAAGGGTAACGCGGATCGGCCATGCGGTTTAACACCACGTGAGCTACCGCGCTTTGTCCCGCAGGAGGCTGGTTCCGCGCTTCAAAGTACACGGCCAGCGCCAAGCAGAGCATTGAATTAATCAATGGATAACTTCGCTGATGCCTTCTTCCGAAAAAAAGATTTCGGCAAGGCAGTCATAACAAATGATCGATTCAATTTCAGCGTCCTCTTCTTCAAGCAACCTCACTAAGAAAGGCTCTATCTCAAAAGCTTCCTCGCACCTAGAGCAGACGTGTATCCTACTTATCTTCATTCTTTCCACTGCGTGTACCTCTGTAGATGTAATCTCTAACGGTGTCGATCGGAACGCCAAACTTGAGTGCAATCCACTCTATCTTGCGCTTTTCGACAAATCTAGCGTACCGTATTTGATCTACCGTGTCTTGAGGCCACTTTACCGGGCGTCCCATCTTAGCCATGTTATACTCCTTAGTTGAAAGACGCACAGATTATACCTTGTTTATGTAAAAAACAAGTTGCGCTTTGGTTTTATATAAGATTAGAATGTGAGAACAGGCCAAAACAATGGACTTAGAAAAACTTAAGCGCGACATGTACGACGATCCGCAGCTCACGTACCTGAATTCCATGGCCCCAGAAGAATTAGCCGAACACCTTGTCGAAGTGCATCGGGCGATGATGCGGGGCGAGTATGGTATATTTGGATACTTGTACCGGCAGCAGACTTTAAAGCTTCGAGAAAAATAGGTCTCTCGAAGTAAGCCCCAGCGGACGGTGGGTGAGTTCGAAAAACATCCGCAGCGTGTGATGCCGATTCCTTGGCTATTTTTAGTCGTAAGCGCAGGCACACGCCGCTTGGCCCACGTCACGGGCTACCTTACAAGGAGAATAATGTGAACAAAGATCCCGTAATTGCGGATTTAGATCGCTACTTAGATTCGCTAGAAGAAGACTTTGTCGATGAGTTCGACAGAAAACGAGAACGAGATGAATATCTCGCTGACCAAGAAGATTCCTCGGAGGGATAATATGACCGCTAAAGAAAAATTTGAAAGCCACGTGTTTATGATTGCTCAGGCTTTGGTAGAATCCGGCAAGCACACGAACCGTTACGACCTAGCTCGTGAGGCCGTCCTCATAGCCGCGGCCGTTACACAGGAAGTAGAGAGGTCTGTCGATAATGCCTGATTATGATGACACTAACCGCGGCGCTTTCTTCCGCAACAAGAAGAAGACCAAGCCTAACCAGCCCGACTACCGCGGCCCGCTGAACTACAAAGGCCATGAGCTGGAACTCGCTGGATGGATCAAGACATCCAAGAGCGGCGATAGCTACATGAGCCTTGAGGTTAAAGAAAAAGAACCCTACCAAGAAAAAACTTCTGCCCCACTGGGGGACTTTGATAAGGATTTGCCCTTCTAATGAGTAAGTTTTCACGCGCCGATAACGGCAAAGGCAGTAAAAGACGCCCTCAGTTGATCCCCGCCAAGACTTTCGGGGAAAACTGGGCGCGTATTTTTGAAAAAAACAAGGCTGAAGAAAAACGCAAAGCCGACCTACAGCGGAAAATTGACGCAGAGAGTCAAAAAGATGATGACTAATTACGCCATCCCCCGCTCTCCGGTGCTTACGGGCAAGGAAAAAGAACTCCGAAGAAAGGAACTCCAACGGGATATTGACGCTTTCTTAGCCAATGGCGGAAAGATCGTAGTCTATCCCCCCGGGTTCAGCGCAGAGGACGCCGGCAACCCCAAGACCGGCTGGGAAAAAGAACTTCGTAACGATCCGGAGAAACGATGAAAACCCGTATCCACGTCAATCAGCACAACATCCGCGCCAATTTAAAGGGCGCCGACCTGCCAGTACTCACGGTTAAAACTTATAAAGAGAATGTTAAGTGCAACCGTGTCGCGGTTCACGGCCCAAGCACCGTGGTCTACAGCCCAGATAAACCTCTGTCCTGCGGCGCAAAAGTATGGATCGAGACGGAAGCGGAAGTAACAGTGGACGAAGAGCCACAAAGTGTACAAAAAGTATGTTATATGGCGCTTTAAAGTGTCGAAAAACATAGTATAAGGCGCATTAAAGTGTTTTATGTTTCATATAATGTACAAAGCAACGTATAACGCGCATTAAACGGGAAAAACAACATGTACGAATACAATTGCAAGATTGTGAGGGTAATTGATGGTGACTCAATTATTTTGGATATTGACCTTGGTTTTGGCCTGTGGATTCATGGTGAGTCTATCCGTCTTTTTGGTGTGGATTGCCCCGAGTGTCGTAGCCGAGACAAGGAAGAAAAAGCAGCCGGACTCGCCGCAAAGGATTTTGTCAAGAGACTGCTACACGATGGCGGGACTTACACTCTCACAACCAAAGAAAAAGGAAAGTTTGGACGATACCTCGGAACAATCTTCCTAACCGATAAAACCTCGATAAACGACGCGCTTGTAAAAGAAAGACTTGCCGTGCCTTACTTCGGCCAAAGTAAAGTCCGGGTAAAGGAGGCGCACTTAGCAAACAGAAAATTCTTAAAAGAAAAGGGGGTGTTATGAGGAAAGAACGAATTACCAACCAAAAGCCCTGCGAGTCCTGCCATGCGGTGATCCGAGCCACTAAAGGCAACACCTTCTGCGACAAATGCCAGAACCTAATCCAACAACTCAACCAAAACTGGAAGACACACGAGCAGAATAACCTTGACCCCAACCCTTGGTTTAAGTACTTTACGCGGTGAGGGAATGATCCCTCATTTTTTTTAACAATCTATGCTGATTGTTTTGGTTGAAGCTTATTGAACCCCGCCTCTGGTGGGGTTTTTTTTGGCTTTTTCCTTCATTAAGGAGTATCGGGGTCAGGGGCGGTAGCCTTAGCAAACGGAATCACCGACAACTTCGGCTCCTCTTCCGGCGGGACGCACAACTCGTGCAGAATGTATCCGTGCATCGTGATAAGTTCCTCCACGTCCCACCGCCCACGGGTCATTTGTATCAGCGCCAACATCAGAGAAGCTTGGTCGTATTCTATTGTGTCCATTTTTTACTCCTTTTTACCCACGCTTCACGGTTCAGGGGTAGTTTTGCTGTCAAAATGCGCATGAATGTTCTTTATCCACCACAGGAACATGTCCTGACCTAACGTGTGCTTCATGGTATTTACCCGAGCCGCGACTAACTGTACGTTTTCCCGTACGTAAGGCCCGTTGGGATTTATGCGGTCTATAGAGGCGTTGAATTCTTTTGGCTTTTTGTCGCCGTAGGTGCCGTCTCTTTGATGCGTCATGAGGACGCCAGAAAGCGCGCACTTGCCGTTTTGAGCATCCCAGAGATCTATTACCTCTTCGTTAGTTAAATCGTACTGGATGCCCTGTCTGATCCGCTGAGATTTTAACTGCGTGTTTAAGACTCGGATGTAGGCTTCAGGGGTAGCCGAGGTTTTCTTTGATCTTTGGAGGGTCACACAGTTCCGACAGACGCCCCGTACCTGCCCCTCTTTAAAAGTCTCGAACTGGGACAGCATCTTAACTTTGTTGCAGGAAGTGCATAATCGGGAGCCTTGCGACTCGGGCTTTACTTTAGGTTGTCTTGGCATAGGCAAAAAAAACCCGCGGGAGCAAAGTGTGGGAGAGCGCTCAACCGCGGGCGAAAGTCCTTCTCAAGGGATACTACGCCTTGAAGCTAGAACTTTTAGATTTTTTTGTCAACCAAAAGGGTCAACAAACTTTCTTATTTCCATATGGAAGTTATTAAGCTCAGCCATGATCTTATCTTTATTCTTAGGCGTCATCTCTTCTTCTTCCCAACGCTCCCAATACATCATGTCGTTAAGCTCTTTATTAATTATCTGTGCGGCCAATCTTTTAGCCGTAGTCCGCCTCCCTGTATACATACACCTAATCATCTGAAAAGCCCTCACGACGCGCAGCAGACACAAAGGCATCCAAACAATTCAAAAGCATGTGCGGACGATCAGAATACGATTTAATCATACGACTTATTTCTTCCCGGTCTTGCTGCCAGATCCGGTTGTGACGAGCAATGATCTCCTGCGCCTGCGGGTCATCCGTTTCGTAGTCAATCGCCAGTAGCTGTTTTAAATCGGACATCGGTTCTTTCCTTTATAATGAATTTGGGCAGTTAGTGTATCTTAGTATATGTGTAATGTGCAATAGGGGGTGTTTCAACTGTCGCGGCTCACGGCTCACGGACAAAAATGAATGCACGTTTGATTTCTGGAAGACTTTTGGCGAGATGTGGGTACAAAAAGCGCTCTCCTTTATATGTACTCAGAAATAAAAAAAAATAAAAAAAATTTAAAAATAGGTGTAACGGCGTAACTTATGTAACCGAGGGGCTTGGAGGCCAGTAATGGCGCGGGTTTCAGGCGGTTTCACCTATTCTCCAAAAGGTTACAATTACTACACTTCTATATGTTCTATTCCTTAATGTCGATATTCCGTTAATGCGTTTCAAAATGGTTTTTTTTTTTTTTTTAATTCTGAGTACATATATAGGGGAGAGCTTTAAATTAAGAGCCATCTGGTATAAAGTTCACGCAAATTAACTGCTTTGGAGAAAAGCGTGACTAAAGACCGATATATCGTCCCTGCGGGTGATAGAAAGAAAAGAGGGCGCCCACCCAAGACTATGGAACAACGTGCCGCTAACAAGCTCACACGGCGTCAGGAGTTGTTTGTGAAGGAGCTTGTGTCCAAGGATGGTCAGGTGACTATGAAGGAGGCTGCGATCAATGCGGGCTATCCTGAAAAGTCTGCTAGTAGCCGGGCATATGAATTAACTAATCCCAAACTATCTCCTCACGTTTGTAGGGCTATCCAAGAGTATCGAAGGGAGTTGGACTCTAAATACGGTATTGACTACCAGAGGCACGTCAGAGATCTTCAGCGCATTCGGGATATGGCTTTGTCTGATAAAGCTTATTCGGCAGCCGTAATGGCAGAATATCGCCGCGGTCAGGCTCAAGGCGATATCTATGTCTCCAAGTCTGAAATCAGGCACGGTACTATTGAGTCTATGTCTAAAGAAGAAGTCATGAAGGCTTTGAAAGAGATTAAGGAGCAATATGAACCAGTCACCTATTCCGTGGGAGGACAGTCCGAAGAAGACGACGAAAAGACTCAGCGGAAAAAAACAAGAGAGCGCATTTTGGAAGTCCTTCCGGAACCAAGCGAAGAAGCACCGGCCGAACTGGCTGCTGACTAGAATAGAGTCTTGGGCTGCGGCGGGTGTGCCGGATGTTTTGGGATGTGATGATCTTGGTCAATTCTTTATGATCGAGCTTAAGACCACCCAAGGTAATTCGGTACGCCTGTCGCCCCATCAAGTAAGCTTTCTGACTACCCACCAACACGCCCCTGCATGGGTGTTAGTCCACCAATCCCACCGCAATGGCGAATCTATTTTCCTGTACGCGGGAAAGGACGCCGCCGCACTGGTAAAGGATGGCCTCCGGACAGAACCGGTATTACGTCTGGATATGCCTTTTGAATGGATTGAAATATTCCCCTTGCTAACCACACAATAATCGCATAGGATTCTAAACGAACCCGCACTGGGCGGGCATAATTTAGGAATAGAACTATGTCGAATAAATGGAAAGGCGCGGTAATCGTAAACACCGCGCACCACTACACCGTTAACGCCGACTCTTACGAGGAGGCTCGCGAGCTTATCTTTAATCTTTTTTCTGAAGGCGTTCTGGCCGATTTGGTTGAGGACGTCGAATGTTATACACAGAATGTTTCGCTAGAGGAGAATAGCTAATGTATGCCAATCAAGGGTTGATAGACGCGGTCATTGAAGAGATGAAAGTTCAAATATCTCAGCACGATTGGTCGGTAATCGAAGATCTTCTAAGTTTTTTACCGGAAGAAAGGCTCACTGGATTTTTGCCCGATGAGGGAGTTAATTTAATGGAAAGCCGCGCTGCTGCACTGCGGCACTGGGAGAGGATGTTTCGTAATCTCTTTGTAGACGATGAGCATAGCGAGTTTATAGCGGGGATTCTGGCGGCCGCGGGTAAGAAACCATCGATGCCTGACAAATCAATCCAATACCTCAAAGCATACCTTGCGGACTTGCAGCATTGGTCAACTGGGGACGATATATCGTCTGCTAACTTTGTTACGTGTGGAACGCCTCAAATGGATAGCATCGAGGAGCTAAAGGCTTATGCACTGGAGTTATCTTTATTAATTATTAAATTGCAGGAGAATAGCTAATGGCTACTTTTTATGAAGAAACAGGCACCATCGTTGATGAATGGCACGTGGACGACGTTTTGAATCAGCGTCCGGATTTAACCGAAGAGCAATCGTGCGAAGTCCTTGCCTTTATTGCAAAAAACTTTGACGCTAACATCGGTATAAACTGGTATGTCATAGATTCCGCGGCTGAGTATTTGTTTCCGGAGGAGCAAAGCGTATGAGAACCATTAACCAAAGGGACGCAGCGGCCATTTACGATTCTTTACTTGGATGGCGTGAGCAATACGAATATTTCTGTACGGATGAGCAAACAAAAGCTTTGCAGGAATTAGACCGCGGTTTGAGCGGTTCCGCGCCCGTATCGCTAACCGATAGTGCCGCGTTTCTTATCTTTTATGCACTATACGAAATGTCGGAACAATATGGCGAGTTTGTTAATTATTTCTCAACAGATATGTCCGATATTCTAGAACGTCCGGAAGATTTTTGCCAAGCCTGTGAGGATGGCACGTGTCCTGAATTAACACCTAACGAGGATTCTATAGATGCCTAAATACAGTCATGGATTTGATATTGCGTTTGAAGTTATATCTGACCAAGAGGACGGTGATGACGTAACCCCTGAAATGGTCACCGAAGCGATTAAACGCCGATTAAAAACTAATAAGGATAACTTATTAGATATATGCCACGTGTTCGACACTGTGGAGGTAGACGAATGATCCTGTTCGGTTTGGCATGGTGGGAAAAAAAGCTTAAGGCCAAATACGAGCCTGATGCGCATATAAAGGAATTGCAGCGACAGTATTACGAGCGCAATTACCCTAAGCCGGATGCGGTTAAAACGGAAACGTCTAAAGCCGATCCGCCGGAATCCAGAAAAAAATAAAACTAAGGCCGCTATTGTACGCGGCCTTTTTTATGTGTATTGTACGCGCTCAATATGTGGAAAGTTGAGGAAAATCACCATGCATTCAGTTTTAAAGCTTCGCGAAAATCAATTTTCGCCAGTATCGGAAACCCTAAATTTATCTGCACGCGGCATTAAAGAAACCCAAAAAATAGCCGGATGGTACGCTGCAACAAAAGATTACGGCTATTGGGAAGTGCAATTTCATCAATACGCGAACGATGCGCCTAGATTGGTGCGCAATGGCGCCAAGATATACGTTAATCCCTTAAACGAGGAAAAGAGGAGGTTTTTATAATGAAAGCAAACGATTTTATTCTCAATTGCATTATGCGGCCTATTCGCCGCCATGGCGTCAATACCGATGCGTTTATCGTCTATACAGATAAACAATCGCCAATCGGCACGTATGATCCGGCCGATGTGGAATTTAAACCGGTTGATAATTGGCCGATTACCTTTTCTAAAAAATTAATCCAATCTGTATTCGAAGGGAGTGATTCCAATGCTTAAAACAGTAATCTTTAGCAGCGCTAAAAAGACCGGCGGATGCGCGGTCACCTACCGATCCGGCCGCGGCGATCTTTATTCTACGTGCCCAAATACGTGCGCATTAAAACCGGCCGGTAACAGCGGCGCGGAATTTGTAGATTTGGATTATTTGGATGCCTTAGTGGATGCGGTGCCGGATGATGGCGCGGCCTTTACTTATACGCATTTTGAACCGGCGCATTGGATCGATCGATGTAAACCAAATGGAACCGTTATAAACTTTTCCGGCGATACGGTTTCCGATGCAATTGAAGCGCGCAATAAATATGGCGTGCCCGCGACCGCGGTAGTCGATCGCAAGTATTGGAACGGCGACAAATCTAGACGCGAGGCCGATACCTTGATTGTTAGATGTCCGGCGGAATTAAGGCCGGATTCGATCACGTGTCGCAATTGCGGCGGCGGCAAACCATTATGCGCTAGACGCGATCGCGATTACGTTATCGGATTCACCGCGCATGGTAGCGGCGCGACTAAGGCCGAAAGGCCAAATGAATCCGGCGGATGCTATGCCGGTCATGGCCACGTGGCTATACACTGGCGTGCTACCTCTAATGCTACCGCGGCGGCGGATGATTCTGCGCAATTGCGCTCGTTTGTTAAATCATTACCGGCCGGCACCATATTGCGCCATCACGTGGCCGGCGATATAGGGGCATAAAGTTTTATTAATTTCTATTGTACTTTTGTCAATAACCCCATATTATTCGCATATAGGCATATGCCTATGATCTGTAATTTTATTAAATTTATATAGGAATCATGATCATGCAAATTGAAAATAGCTCAAACACTCTTACTCAATTACTCGAAACCGTTCGCGAGCAAGCTTCTAGAAGCGCGGATTATCTAGCGCCTACCGATGCGTTACAGTTTAGAACGCGCGACACCGGCGGTGAGCATAAAACGTCTAGCATTATTCTAGAGGCTAATCGCGGCGAACCTACTCGCGAATTACGCGTTAACGATGTCGCCTTCGACCAAATATCTGCTAAGGCCGGAATAGACGTTCGAACGGCGCGCCGATTGCGCGACAATTACAGTAATGAGTTCGAAGGATTGGTTAACGCTATATGGCAGCGCGAACCTAGCACGCGGATGATTCGAAGCTTTATGGATGACGAAAGGAATGGAGTCGCGCGCGCGTTTGTTTCTGATAAGTTTAAAACGTTTGATAACGCGCATTTATTAAACGCGGCATTACCTCAACTGATGGAGTCTAGCGCGGGATGGCAAGTGGTTAATGGAACGGTTACCGATCGCCGGTTATACCTCCGACTGAAATCTACTCAATACACTGGCGATGGTGCGGCAGTAGGCGATGCGATGGCGCTAGGCATAGGGTTATCGAATAGTGAAGTAGGCCATGGTTCGATTAGCGTTTACCAAATGATATGGACACTGGCCTGTTTGAACGGAATGCAAACAGAGAACCGTCACCGCAGCTCGCATATCACTAGCGCGCGTGCGGAGTCTGACACGTGGGGATTACTAACAGATGAGGCCAAGGATGCCGACAATAATGCGCTTAGTCTTAAGGTTCGCGACCTTGTTTCCGCGTACGGTTCGCGGGAGGGATTAGATAACGTGCTAGATAAGATGCGCGCGGCGGCCGGCGATATTGTCACCGGTTCGGCGCAATCTGCTACAGAAGCGCTTGGATCGGTGTTGAAATTAACTAAGGCCGACACTAGTCGCGTGCTAGACGGTTTACTGGCAACGATCGGGCAGGCCGGTTATGCCGGCAATCCAGTATCACGCGCGACAATGGTTAACGCGGTGACCGCGGCGGCGCATTCGGTAGATGCCGATAGCGTGGACGATTGGCAGAAATTAGGCGGCCGCGTGCTAGATCTACCGCGCGCCGATTGGCAACGGATCGCCTTAGCGGCCTAGTGTTAACAGCTCGCAATCAAGGCCGCCGCGTGCGGCCTTTTTTGTATCTATTTACTTTTCACATAATAAGCCGATACAATCTACGCAAGCCCGCGATTGGCGCGGCATTTTAAGGGATAGAACCATGTCACAGATTGAAGAAATTATTGTTGAATTAATCGAAAGCCGAATTGCCGACTATGATTTCGGCCGAATTGTAGATGACGCCATCAGTTATAATGATGACGTGCAAGGGCATGAGAGCCGAATAGATGACCTCGAAAATATCGATGTTGAATCGACTCTCACTGAATTCGGCGACCGAATAGATGAGCTTGCATCTTATAACGATCATGGCGCCATGCAATTAATGGTGGCAAACGTTGCCGAAATCACGCGCCGTTTAAACGAACTCGAAACCCGCAACGATACGGCCGCGGCCGATAATCCGCCGGCTAATCAGATTGATTTAATCATGCCGCGTAATCCTATGGTGCTAGGCTATGATTCGATGGATCATCTTCGCGAGTATGTTAGCGCGACACTGGCGGGAACCGGCCAGTCTGAAGCGCTATTGCTTGAAATGGTATTCGCGACAGCTCGAAGAATAATCGATATAGAGTTGGGAACTGATAACAAGCTTTAATCGCTAACAGATCGCAATCAAGGCCGCCGCGTGCGGCCTTTTTTGTACCGGTTTACTTTTTACATATTATGCCGATACAATACTGGCAAGCCCGCGATTGGCGCGGCATTTAAAAGGAATCTAGACCATGTCAGATAATCAATTTTATTCAGTGTTAGATGAATTCGACAAGCTGTTCGCGGTATGCCCGCCGCGATCGTGCGCGCAGAAGCGCTACTATCGCGCGGTGCCCGATGGTGAGATCGTCACGCCACTGGATAACGGTGAGCCGGTTTATCACCATCCTTTAAGCGCAATCGCGGTATTTTATAAGAGCCCGACCAATACGCTAGGTGTCCGCTATTCGGTCGTTATGTCCGGCCAGCGCCGCCGATATTATGATCGCGACTATTCGCTAGACCATGGCGCCGATGCCTTCCGCGTAGCTATTCAGTATGCGCGCGACTGCGGCCTTGGCGATCTAATCGAATCGAATAACGTAACACTGGGTGCGCTGCCTAACAGTTCTGATTATGTTCTGACTATTGGCGGATCTAAAACACATTTCGCCATGTAGTCGCTAACAGCTCGCAATTAAGGCCGCCTGATCGCGGCCTTTTTTTTGCCCGTCATATATGCCGGCCGCGGCCGGCCGGTCGTGAAGCGTATCGTACGGCGCGAGAATCGCGGCCAGTTGAGCGCGGCGCGTGAACTGGGCACCAGTGCCCCAGTTGTACGTTAAAATTTTCACTTCCACCGGCTCGCGGCCGCCGATCCACTAGATATTGTGCTAGGGAATCGACTAGACCCAGGGCAAAATCCGGACACGCCGCGTATTTACTGGCCTGTAGCGGTGCCGAATCGACAAAAAAACCGGCCGGTTTCCGCGACCACTAGATATTGTGTTTTAGTCACCGGATCGTGAAGCGCGGTCACTGGATCGCGACAACTGGCGCATTAATCGCGGCCGCGGCGCGCGAACTGGCGCGCCAGTAGCGCGGAAAATCGCCTAGGATCCCTAGGCCAATCGAGGCTAATCGCGCAGAAAATGCAAGATCAGTCGTGCGCGAACCGCGAGGCGCGCCCCCTCCCCCCGGAGCGCGTGCTTGTGCAGGTTTTTGACAAACAATGACCATAAAATATAATTTGAAAAAAATTTATAAAAATGAAATAATTGATATGCGATGATCGATATATAATCGTATAAAAAGAATGGTCAAATAGACTAATAAGTGGCGAATTTCGCCAAGTAATAGCAAAACTAACCAAGGGACCCCTATCTATGGATGATTTTCCTGAAATTTTACTAGCGGATGGCTTTGACAAAGCCTTTATCGGAATAGGCTCGCGGGCCGGGGACGAAGATGTTGCGGTCTATGACCTCGAAAAGTGTGTCAATATCTTGGTAAACTCCGGTATGACCCACGAAGAAGCTGCTGAATACATTGATTACAACGTCCTTGGTGCGTATGTGGGACCCCGGACGCCACTCTTTCTTGACCCGATGGACATAGACGATGTCAGACCACCTGCCAAGTAACCTTGAAGATGCCGATGAGCGCCGTTTAAAGCTAGAACTTCGTTTAGCGCAGCTAGAGCGTGTTGAGCATTGCCAGACTAGCTTTCTGACTTTTGTAAAATCCCTCTGGCCCGAGTTCATTGCGGGAAAGCATCACAAGATTATTGCCGAGAAGCTTGAAGCGGTGGCCAATGGCAAGCTGAAGCGCTTGATTGTCAACATGCCGCCTCGTCACACCAAGAGCGAATTCGCCAGTTTCTTGTTTCCGGCATGGATGGTCGGAAGGAACCCTGCGATGAAGATCATTCAGGCTACGCACACCACGGAGCTTGCGGTTGGTTTTGGCAGAAAGGTTAAGAATCTTATTGAGAGAGAGGATTATGCTGAAATTTTCCCGGAATCTAAGTTGGCGGCGGACTCTAAGGCAAGTGGTCGATGGGATACTTCTCGCGGTGGCATGTATTATGCTGTTGGGGTTGGTAGTAACCTCGCTGGTCGCGGCGCTGATTTATGTATTATTGACGACCCGCACTCTGAGCAGACCGCTATGTCTAACTCTGGATTCGATGACGCGTGGGACTGGTACACGGGCGGACCAAGACAGCGTCTCCAGCCGGGAGGGGCAATAGTTCTGGTCATGACACGCTGGTCGGAAAAAGATTTGACGGGGCAGTTGGTGCGTCAGATGGCAAAGGATCCTTTGGCGGACCAGTGGGAAGTAGTAGAGTTTCCCATGGAGCTACCTTCTGGAGAACCTGTTTGGCCGGAATATTGGTCTCCGGATGATCTAACCGCGGTAAAGGCGTCTATTCCTCCGAGCAAGTGGAATGCGCAGTATCAGCAGCAGCCTACGGGCGACACGAACGCAATCTTGAAGCGTGAGTGGTGGAAAGTTTGGGATGAGCCTAAGATTCCTCGTTTGGAGTATGTTATCCAAAGTTACGATACCGCGTTTAGTAAACGGGAGACAGCGGACTACAGTGCGATAACGACGTGGGGTGTTTTCTATCCTGACGAGGGTCCCCAGCCTAATTTGATTTTGTTGGAGTCTAAGAAGGGTCGCTGGGATTTTCCGGAGCTTAAGGCGATGGCTTTGGAGCAGTATAAGTATTGGGACCCCGAAACGGTTATAATCGAGGCGAAAGCTTCTGGGACCCCGTTGACACAAGAGTTGCGCAATATGGGAATCCCTGTGGTAAACTTTACGCCGTCCCGTGGCAATGATAAGGTAACTAGGGTGCATTCTATCGCTCCTCTTTTGGAAGCGGGAATGATATGGGTGCCGGACGAGCAATGGGCACAAGAATTAATCGAAGAGTGTGCTGCGTTTCCGTATGGGGAACACGACGACTTGGTAGACAGTACCACTCAAGCACTGATGCGTTATCGTCAAGGTAACTTTGTACAGTTGCCTACTGACGATTGGGAACAAGACGAAGACCCGGCACATGTCCGGGCCGCGTATTATGGTTGAGGAAGGTAGACATGGCGTTGACACTTGAAGAAGTAATGGCCGAGATTGATCGGATCAAAGAAGAGTACGCTCAAGAAGATCCCGATAATACGGCGCAGGCCATTTCTACGTACATGCAAGAAAACGAAGTTCCGGAAGATCTTTTTCGTACAGCCATGGCCGGGGTCAACAGTGCCAACTATCGCAGCATAGCCCAGTCTGGACTTGCGGGAGGCAAAAGTTTAGGTGGTGACGGCGACGGCACGGGAGTCGTAAAGCTGACCCCTATCCGTTCTGGCCAAGGGCAAGAGTATGCTCTTCCGGATCAGTACACACTTGCCGATGTTCAAGTAGCTGGTCGTCCTATGATGAACGAGGCCCAGCTTAGTCAGTACCTGCCTTACGATCCTTACAGCATTGAACAGCGGCGTGCTTATGAAGTAGACGCCCCGCGGGCCGTGACGTTCTACGACCGCATGTTGAACCGCCCCGTGCCGGTTGTAACTAAAGGATTCCTGCCCAGTGGCGAGCCTACTACGGGCATTACTATGGGGGACGCGGCCCTCGCGCCATCTGGCGAAATGGATATTACGTCGGTCTTCCCGTCTACTGGCATGAACATAGAAGGCAGTGGTCTTGGGGGCACGACAGTAGGGTTGTCTGCTGAGCAGGCGGCGGCAGCGGGCCTTCCTCCCGGTAGCGCTACCGGAAATATTTTATCTACCACTGGCGACAACTTTGTCACGCCCGCCGGCACGCTGACCACGGATCAAGTTCTAGGAACCACTGGAACCGGCAATTTTGTTTTTGACACGGTCACGGGTGGAACGGGCAATGACACGGTCACAGATGACACGGTTGTAGACAACCAGTCACCTGCGGAAAAATACTTACAAGATTTGTACTTAAATTCTCCTAGTACCGAAATCGCCTCACAGCGTATCGCGGACTATGCTAATTCTATTGGCGGGCTAACTTCTCAACAAGTAGTAAATGCTATCAATCCGGTTATCTCCCAAGGGGGGGCCGGACTTTTAGATACGGGTTCAGCTTTAACTACGGCGGATGTTGACGCGGCGGTTGCGGCAGGAAACTTACCTTTAGCGGGAACAGGCGCTCCTGTCACTACCAACCTAGCCGATTTATACACGCAGGACGCGGCCACCGGACAAGGGGACTACACTACTTTAGAATCGGCCTACCGAGTTTTGGACGAAGGCTCTAGACAAGGTTTAACCTTAGACCAAATAGGCGAGGCGTTTAATTTAGGCGAAGGCCAAGCCGCAAAGGTTCTTGCGGATGTAGGAATTGACGCTTCTACTTACGAGCCCGGTGGCGTTTCTAATGTCACGGCCGCCGCCCCAAGTAATGTTTACGCAACCGGCATTGGAAGTCTGCAAGCGGGTCAAAGTGCGGTGCCTACTATCCAACAAAATCTTGCTGCTATGTACGACCCTAGTCAAAAAGGCACGGCAGCCGAAGCGCAAACTGCGCAACAGATTTTAGCACAAGGCGCTGCCGCGGGATTAAACCTCGATCAAATCGGGGCTTCGTTTAACCTAACCCCCGAACAAACTCGCCAAGAGCTAATCAGAGCGGGCTTGGATACTTCTGTAATACCCGGCTTCCAAAAAGGCGGCGCGGTAGACACGGGCGACCAAGGCGGCGGTTTTGTCGAAGGACTGCGGTCCGTGGGCCGCGGCATCTCAGGTCTTGCCCGTTACGCAAAAGACAAGATGTTTGGTGAAGTGCCCGAGTACATGGCGGACACATCCGAGATTCGTTTCTCTGGTCGCCCGGGCAGCACTTATCGTGAAGAGTATTACGGTGAAGGGCCTACGTTTGAGGAGCGGTTGATTAAGGAATACGGTTACCCGGAAAGCCCCGAGCGTCCCGGTTCAGCAGACTTTAGTCGCGAATCACGGCCCACGGATCGTATGGACATGCCGGCAACCTCTGAGATATTAGACGCCCGCGCGCATGCGTTGGGCACGGCTCTTTACGGAAACGAGTATGGTGGCGAAGCATCTACTGCGATGGGCGTTATGGGCGAAGAGTATGACCGGACAATGGATAACGCCAGTCGAGAAGACATTGCTATGGACACCCGCAACAATGCGGTTGGTCGAAAGATACTTCGTAACGCGGGCATTATGAACACAACTCGTGATCTTACTAGGATGGTAGACCAAAAAATCTTGGATCAACTAGACCGCATTATGGATCGTCCTATTAAAGAGCGTAGGGCAGAAAGCCCTAAAGAAGGTCCGGACCTTTACTTTTCTAGGTTAGACCCTAAAACGTTGAAGACGACTACTGATCCCAGCGGGATTGTTAACGCGACAAATTACTCTCGTCACCCCGGCGGAATTTAAAAACAGGACACGGACATGGCAGAACCACGGCAACCGGTAGTCTCTTTGATGGATCGCATGAATGACGATCCTGAGCTTTTGGCTATTCAAGACGAAGCGGACTTAGCGACACCTAACGGCATGTCTTCTGCGTCGGACATTATGCCCGACGGCATTGAGATTGAGCTAGATGAGGAAGGCGGCGCTACCATAGACTTTGATCCTATGGCCGACAACATGACTGACGAGGGGGATTTCTACCGGAATCTTGCTGAGGACATGGATGACGGCGAGTTGGGGCGTATTTCAAACGATTTGGTTGGTCAGTACGACGCGAACAAAGCGTCTCGTCAGGACTGGGAAGACACCTATACCAAAGGTTTAGAGCTGTTAGGGTTTAAGTACGAAGAGCGCACGTTGCCTTTCCGTGGTGCTACTGGCGTAACTCACCCACTTTTGGCGGAATCCGCCACTCAGTTTCAAGCGCAAGCTTTTAATGAGCTTTTGCCTCCAGAAGGTCCGGTTCGTACGGCGATTGTTGGCGCGCCGGATAAGGAAAAAGAAGCCCAAGCGGGTCGTGTTCAAGAATTTATGAACTACTACATCACTAACGTGATGGAAGAGTACACGCCTGAATTCGATCAGATGCTGTTTTATTTACCCTTGGCCGGATCTACCTTCAAGAAGGTTTACTATGACGAGACCTTGGGCCGTGCGGTAAGTTCTTTTGTTCCTGCGGAAAACCTCGTTGTGCCTTACGAGACGAGTAATCTGGAAACGGCTCCGATTATTACTCACGTAGTGCCTATTTCTGCAAACGACTTGCGCAAAAAGCAGGTTTACGGGTTCTATTTGGATGTTCCGATTAACCCCGGGCAAGAAGAATCTTCGCAGCTTAACGACGAAATAGACAACATACAGGGCGTGCACCCCTCGTATGTTAACTACGACTGCACTTTGCTTGAGTTCCACGTAGAGCTGGATCTACCGGGCTTTGAGGACATGGGTGAGGACGGTGAGGAAACGGGTATTAAAATCCCGTATATCGTCACTATTAGCGAAGAAACCGGAAAGGTTTTGGCTATTCGTCGTAACTACATTGAAGGCGATGAATCGTACAAAAAGATCCAGTACTTTGTTCACTATAAGTTCCTTCCGGGTCTGGGCTTCTATGGCTTGGGCCTTATCCATACTATTGGTGGACTCTCTAGGACCGCCACAGCGGCGCTACGCCAGCTAATAGACGCGGGTACATTGTCTAACTTACCGGCGGGCTTTAAGGCCCGTGGCATGCGCATACGTGACGATTCTGAGCCTTTGCAGCCGGGAGAGTTTAGGGACGTAGATGCGCCGGGCGGTGCTATTCGAGAAAGCTTGATGCCGCTTCCGTTTAAGGGTCCGGATCAGACTTTATTTAATTTGCTGGGTTTTGTAGTAGAAGCCGGGCAGCGTTTTGCTACGATTACTAATTTAAAAGTTGGTGACGGGAATCAAAATGCGCCGGTGGGCACTACCGTAGCCATGCTTGAGCAAGGTACTCGTGTAATGAGCGCGGTACACAAGCGCATGCATTATGCGTTACGGCAAGAGCTAAAGCTTTTGACTCAAGTAATTGCCAATGATTTGCCGCAAGAATATCCGTATTCTGTGGTAGGCGGTGATCAAGCCATTATGGCTCAAGATTTTGACGACCGGGTAGACGTAGTACCGGTGTCTAATCCAAACGTTTTCTCTCAGTCACAGCGTATAGCGGTTGCGCAATCTCAGTTAGAGCTTGCTATGCAAGCGCCTCAGCTTCATAACACGCATGAGGCTTACCGCCGCATGTACGAAGCTTTGGGCGTTCGGGATATTGATAAGATTCTTAACGCACCTACTGCGGATGAGCCGTTACCTAAAGATCCTGCTCAAGAGCATATTGACGCTATGGACGATATTGAGCTTAAGGCATTTGAAGGTCAGGACCACGATGCGCATATAACCGCGCACTTGACCTTTATGGCGTCGGGCATCGTTCAAGCTATGCCTGCAATGGCAATGGCGTTGCAAAAGCACGTTTTACAACATGTAAAGCTTAAGGCTCGTGAGCAAGCCGCAGCGATGTTCTTGCAGCAAAACCAAGGTCAAGAGGTTACTGAAGATCAGATGCTTGACGTTGAAACGTTGGTTGCACAGATTATTGCTCAGGAAATGCAGACAGTTCGTCAGATGAGCCAGAGCATTATGGGCGGCGAGGGCCAAGGTCCAGATCCGTTACTGGCTCTGAAAGAGAAAGAGCTACAGATAAAAGAACAAGGCACTGCCGCCGATATATCCGAAGGCCAGCGCAAGCTAGACCTCCAAGCGGCAACTTTGCAAGAACGTTCACGGCAGTTTAACGAACGCTTGGCCAGCCAAGAAGAGACTAGCAAAAGGCGAATTGAAGCCACTAATCAACGCGAACTCTTGCGCATACAAGCGCAACGAGAGCAACAACGAGGAAATTAATTATGCGCACTGTAAAATGTAACGGAACTGCTCCGGGCAAAGCCCCTAAAGCCACAAACTATGCGGACATTAAAGGCCAAGGCCGTATACCGTACGCTACGGCCAAAGCTGAAAAAACACCTAATACTGAAAAAGGCGTCTGCATTACCGGCAAGAGCCGCGGCATGGGCGCTATGCTTCGTGGCGGTGATTTTCACATTTGCTAGGAGAAAATCATGCCTTTGATGCGTGGTAATAGTTCGAAAACTATAAGCTCCAATATAAGCAAGCTTAGAGACGAGGGTTATCCCCAGAAGCAATCGGTGGCTATTGCCTTGTCTAAAGCGGGCAAGCCAAAGAAAATGGCCGGTGGCGGAGTTGTAAAAGGGTTTAGTCCCATCATTATGAAACCTCAAAGGTTTCAGGGTATCTATTAGCCTTTTTTAGAAAAATAGTATAAGATTCACTGCAACTATATCAGATAAAATCATGGGAGGATTCATGGATGATTTGGTTGTGGTGCAGTTCGTTCAAAAAAGCATTAAAGAACGCAGAAGTAACGTATTAGATATTTTAGAAAGCAACGGTATAGCCTCCATGGAGCAGTACGCTACTCTGATGGGTGAGCTAAACGCATTGAATCACATAGCACAGGAACTCTCCTTCCTGCTAGAACAACAGGAGCAGTTGAATGATTGAAGTACCCGGTTACTTAGCAAAACAGCTTGAAAAAGAAGCTGCTGAAAAAAAACCTAAAAAAAGCGAAGAGGATGTTTCACGTGAAACATCTGTTGACAGCATGTACGTCGAGCCAAAGTCTAAGGTATTAGACCCCTCAAAGGCTGACGCTTCCCTCCTAGAAAAGCTCCCAACCCCCAGCGGTTGGAGACTGTTAATACTACCTTATAGAGGCAAATCTAAGACAGACGGTGGAATTTATATACCGGACAAAGTGTTAGAGGACGGCCAAGTCCAAACTGTAGTTGGATATGTCTTGAAGAAAGGCCCACTAGCGTACAAAGACAAAGATAAATTCCCAGAAGGCGATTGGTGCCAAGAGAAAGATTGGGTAATTTTTGCTCGGTATGCTGGGTCTCGTTTCCGTATTGACGGAGGTGAGGTACGTATTCTTAACGATGACGAGATACTAGCAACTATCTCTGATCCCGAAGATATCATCAGTTTTTAATAGGAGATAACCATGGCTGAAGCACAATACGAAATTGAAGAAGACGAAAAGTCCGTAGATGTAGACGTTTCGGAAACCGAAGAAACGGAAATAGAGCTTAAATCTTCTCAAAAAGAGGACACCGAGGAATCTAATACATCTTTTGATGAGGATGACGAGCATCAAGAGTATAGCGCCGGTGTTAAAAAACGGATTGACCGTTTAACTAAGAAAATGCGAGAAGCCGAGCGGCAGAGAGAAGAAGCCGTTAAGTATGCGCAAAACGTGCAAAGCGAGGCGGAGAAGATACGTACTCGTATGCAAGCGTTAGACCAAGGCTACATGACCGAGTACGGCAGTCGCCTGAGCATGGAGCAGCAACAGGTTGAGGCCGAGTTGAAACGTGCGGTTGAAATGGGCGATTCTGACGCTACTGTAGCGGCACAAAGAAAGATGACTCAGTTGGCTGTAGCTTCGGATAGATACGAAACTACTAAGCAAGCTCAAGCGCGTTCTTTAAAGGAACAGCAACAAGCGGCTCAGTACCAACAACAACAGCCCGCTCCGCAGCAGGCCCCTAGAGCGCCAGACCCAAAAGCCGAGGACTGGGCAAGCAAAAATGAATGGTTTGGGTCCGATGAAGCCATGACTTTTGCTGCATTTGGCTTGCACAAGCGTTTAGTGGAAGACGAAGGATTTGACCCAACAAGCAATGAGTATTATAGTGAGCTAGACAATCGCATACGGAAAGAATTTCCGCATAAATTTAAAGACTCTGCCGGCAAACGTCCTGTACAAAATGTAGCCGGAAGCGCCCGTGGAACCACGGGTAGAACTGGACGCAACACTAAGGTAAAACTCACGCCAAGCCAAGTCGCTATTGCGAAGAAATTAGGTGTGCCACTCGAAGAATACGCGAAATATGTCAAATAGGAGACGACAATGACTGACAAGAAATTAGGTTTTGAAGGTATTGATCGCTCTTCTCGCGCTAAAGACAGCCGGGGGAAAGAACAGCGGCGAAAGCCTTGGGCACCCCCATCCATGTTAGATGCACCGCCTGCACCCGAAGGGTACGCGCACCGGTGGATACGTACAGAGGTTCGTGGTTTTGACGACCGCAAGAACATTTCTGCGCGTATGAGAGAAGGGTATGATCTTGTAAGAGCGGATGAGTATCCCGATTTCGAAGCACCGGTAGTAGAATCAGGTAAATATGAAGGTGTGTTTGGCGTTGGAGGACTTTTACTCGCACGCATTCCAGTAGAAACTTTGGCGGAAAGATCGGCGTATTTTTCTGGCAAAACTCAAGATCTTATGGATGCTGTCGATCACGACATGATGCGGGAAAATGCTCACTCAACTATGGCGATCAATAAACCCGATCGTCAATCTCGTGTAACTTTTGGTGGCTCTCGAAAGAATTAAGCCACCCCTTTAGGAGAAATACATCATGGCAAATCAAGCAACTGCCTATGGTTTACGTCCTATTGGGCTTGTTGGCAGCGGCGTAAACAGTACTGGTGTAACCGAGTACGAAATCGCTTCTGACAACGCTAATGCTATCTTCCAGTATGGAATTGTTATTCCTACTAGTGCCGGTGTAATTGCTCGTGCAGCAGATACAGCGGGCGGTACTACCGCAGCATTAGGTGTCCTGATGGGTGTTGAATATCAAGACTCTGTCCAGAAAAAGCCTGTGTGGCTAAACTACTGGCCGGGCGCTGCTGGCGTAAGCGTGGATACAAACTATCCCGTTAAAGCTTACGTTGCAGATAATCCGAATCAAATTTTCCAAGTTGCTTCGGATGCAACCCTTACGGATCGAGCAACTGCTCTAGCTACCGTGTTTTCAAACGCGTCTTTGGGCACTTCTGCTCAAGCGGGTTCTACAAACAACGGTAACTCTACATCGGCGTTGGGCGTAAGCACTGTTGCTACTACAGCAACGTTGCCCCTCCGTATTGTAGGCATTGTAGATGACGAAGCGAACAGTGATTACACTGCGGCGGGTATCCCGCTTAAAGTGCGTTTCAATGCTCACTTCAATTCAAATGCATCGCGGTTTGATTCAGAAACCACTTCATTAACCACTGGCATTTAAGAGGGCTAAATCATGGCTATATCTCGCGCACAACTAGCGAAAGAGCTGGAACCCGGACTAAATGCTTTGTTCGGGATGGAGTACGATCGTTACGAAAATGAGCATGCAGAGATCTTTGACGAAGAGTCATCAGATCGTGCATTTGAAGAGGAAGTGATGTTGTCAGGTTTTGGCACTGCCCCTGTTAAGTCAGAGGGTGGTTCTATCTCGTTTGATGACGCGCAGGAAACATTTACTGCACGTTACACTCACGAGACCATTGCCTTGGCATTCAGTATCACTGAGGAAGCGGTTGAGGACAATCTTTACGATCGTCTTGCAGCTCGTTACACTCGTGCTCTTGCTCGTTCTATGTCACAGACTAAGCAAATTAAAGCTGCCTCTGTGTTAAACAACGCGTTCAATGCTGCGGCACCTGTCGGTGACGGCGCTGCTCTTTGTTCTGCGTCACACCCATCTTTATCTGGTAACCAGTCAAATCTTTTGGCTGTGCCAGCAGACCTTAACGAGACGTCTCTTGAGCAAATGCTCATTAACATCGCGGGTCTGACAGATGAGCGTGGTCTTAAGATTGCCGTACGTGGCATGAAGATGATTATTCCTAAAGAGCTGCAATTCATTGCAGAGCGAGTAATCAACTCTAACCTGCGTCCCGGCACTGCCGATAACGACATCAATGCGACTAAGTCTATGGGTATGATTCCTGACGGTGCGGTGGTTAACCACTTCCTGACAGACCCAGACAACTTCTTCATCAAGACTGATGCTCCTAACGGTTTTAAGATGTTCAACAGAACTCCGCTTAAGACTGCGATGGAAGGCGACTTCGATACTGGCAACATGCGATTCAAGGCCCGTGAGCGTTACAGCTTCGGCGTCTCAGATTGGCGTGCTGTGTACGGTAGCGGTTCATAAGATTTAGGTCTTGTGTGGAAAAGGGGTGGCTTGTGCTGCCCCTTTTTTTATCGTATCTTACAAATGTCCCTGACAGTCGCATCCCGCGGCTGACACTAGCCACGACAGGAGATCTTCATGGCGACTACTACTTTTTCTGGTCCTATTAAGGCCGGTACAATTCGCAACACTATTGGTACGACGGTTGGCACAAACGTAGCTAACACTGGTTTTGTAACAATGGCCCAGTCTATTATCGTAGATATTACCGGTGCCAGTGCTTTAAACCAAAGAGTTGCCATAGTCCCTGCAAACTCTCAAATAATCGACGTTATCTTAAACGTCACCACTGCTAATACTGACACTGGTACGGCTACCGTATCGGTAGGTACCGCCGCAGATGCCGATGCTTTCCTAGCCACTGTGGATGCCAAAACTTTGGGTACAACCCACGGCACATTGGACGCAGAAGCCACTAATGTTGGCACTACTGACCTAGAGGTTCTTGCGGATTTCACCGGGGCTAATGGTGATGGCACGGGTGCTGGAACGGTTACTGTTGTGTATCTTCAGAATAACAATCTTACATAAGCTACTTTTAAGGAGAAGCGTATATGTCGGGTTCTGATACTTTAGCAAAAAGAGTAACTGGCACCGGCTCTGTCGGTGTTGGTCCCGCTCGTGTCCGTGGGTTTCAAGTAACCACGGGTGCCGGGGCGGGAAGGCTTACCATAACGCAAGGAAATGGTGGCGCTACGGCTATAGACATAGATTTCGGAGCAAGCACGTCTGATTCGGTTTTTATACCTGATGAGGGCGTAAGAGTGTCCGATATATATGTCTCGGCTTTAACCAATATAACTGCTGTAACTATATTCTATAATTAACTCGGGGGTTTTATGGCCACTACAACGGCTGTTAAAAGAACACCTTCTGGTAGAGTTTCTTATAGAGGAGAGACGTTTTCCGGCTATAACAAGCCTAAAAGAACGTCTGGCGGTAGCAAGAAGTTTGCCGTCTTGGCCAAAAAAGGCGATGAAGTAAAGCTTGTCCGTTTTGGGGACCCTAATATGACCATTAAAAAGGATGTCCCCGCTAGAAGAGCAAGCTTTAGAGCACGTCATAAATGCGATACGGCAAAAGACAAGTTCTCTGCACGTTACTGGAGTTGCAAGAAATGGTAGGTAACGAGGCTTTAGAGAAGGAAGTAAACGACGTGAAGCGCCAGATGGCCGTCGTTGAAACTATTTTGCACCGCATTGAGAACAATCATCTTGACCACATGGAAGATGATATACGTGATCTGCGGAACAAGAACTGGATGATTTTGGCCGGTATTGCTAGTCAACTCTCTGCGACATTAGTCGCGGTGGTTATGATGGTATTAGGTTAGGAGAAGGTTATGAAATGCAGTCCTCGCAAAATGGAAGCCATGGGTATGATGTATGGCGGCGAAGTTAAGCCTAAGAAAATGGCTAAAGGCGGTTGTGCTGTAAAAGGCATGAAAGTTGGCGGACCAGTTAAAATGGCTAAAGGCGGTTGTGCTGTTCGAGGCATGAAGTAAGTATGCTTAAATGCAAAGGCATGGGAAAAGTACGTAACGGATTAAAAGTTACGGGCTATGCAGATGGCGGAGCCGCCATCAAGAAAGAAAAGTTCCCGGACCTGAACAAAGACGGGAAAGTGACTCGTGCGGACGTGTTGAAAGGCCGCGGAGTCCCCGGTTTTAAAGATGGCGGTCCTACCAGTAAGGACGCTTGTTACCGTAAGGTAAAGGCGCGTTACAAGGTCTTCCCCTCTGCCTACGCTTCTGGCGCGATAGCTAAGTGCCGTAAAGTTGGTGCTAAGAACTGGGGGAATACATCCCGTGGCAGTTCGTAAGACTAAGAAAGGCGCAGACCTTAAACGATGGTTTAAGGAGGAGTGGGTAGACGTTCGTACGGGAAAACCATGCGGACGCAAAGAAGGCGAAAAACGGGGAACTCCGTATTGTCGCCCTAAAAAACGTGTTTCGAGCAAAACTCCTAAGACCGCCGGTGAAATGACAGCGGCAGAGAAAAAGTCCCGGGTAGCGCAAAAGAAGCGGCAAGGGCAACCGGCGGGTAAACCTAAGCGTGTAGCATCGCTAAAAAGGAAGAAATGATGGCTGTTTCCGGATCAAAGGATTTTGAATTAGACGTTTCTGATTATATAGAAGAAGCGTTTGAGCGTTGCGGTAAAGAGATGCGTACCGGGTACGATCTAAAAACCGCCAAACGCTCTATGAATCTTTTGTTTGCGGATTGGGCTAATCGTGGTTTGAACCAGTGGACCATTCAACAGGTCACTACCACACTAACTCAGGGCGTCTCCGAGATTAATGTAGGCGCTGACACTATTGATATTTTGTCTATAGTTGTTCGCCGCGACGGGACTGACTACGGTATAGATCGCTTGAGTAGGGATGACTATATAAACATCCCAAATAAAACCCAGCAGTCTAGGTCGTCACAGTGGTTTTTGGACCGCTTAATAAGCCCCGTGTTAAAGCTGTGGCCTGTCCCAGACAACAGTACTGACCAAATTATTTATAACCGTTTAGTTCGTTTAGACGATGCGGATTCTGCAACAGACACGTTGCAAATACCGTTTAGATTTTATCCGGCACTAGCGGCAGGTTTGGCTTATTACATAGCCATTAAAAAAGCGCCGGACCGCATTCAATTGCTTAAAGCGTTGTATGAAGAAGAAATGCAACGCGCTATGGACGAGGATCGTGATAGAGCTTCGTTTAATATTGTTCCAAGCTTAGCGTATTCTAGGAATCTGTAATGGGAAAGTTTGCTACGGGTAAAAACGCCTACGGCATTTCAGACCGCTCCGGGTTTCGTTACAAGCTTAACGACATGAAAAAAGAGTGGACCGGGATGCTGGTCGGAAGGGATGAGTTTGAAGTTAAACAGCCTCAACTTAATCCTCGCCGGAAAGTTATTGACCCGCAGGCTTTAAAAGATGCTCGCCCGGATAGGGTAGAGCCGTTAGATGTGTACGTAGGCGTTCCTTTAGTAGAAGCGCCAAACTTAAAACCGGTTACAGGTTTTTGCCAAGTAGGTGGCGTGACGGTGGTAATTACATGAGTTTTACTTACGATCAATTAAAAACGGCAATACAGGATTACACGCAAAACCAAGAAACAAGTTTTGTAAATAACCTGCCGCTTTTTATACGCGTGGCCGAAGAGCGTATTTTAAAGAACGTTCAGCTTACGCTTTTTCGTAAAAACGTCACGGGTAACACGACGGCAAGTAATCAATATCTTGCGGCACCCAGTGATTTCTTAGCACCGTTTTCGTTGTCATACACGGACGGTGACGGAAATAAAGATTTTCTTGAGTACAAAGATGTTAACTTTGTCCAAGAGTTTAATCCGGATGCGACCACTACGGGCGCGCCGCGTTACTACGCATATTTTGACGTTAGTAGTTTTTTGATAGGCCCGACGCCCGATTCTTCGTACGCGGTGGAGCTTCATTACTTTTACAGGCCCGCTAGTTTAACTTCGGGGTCGGGAAGTAGCACTACTTGGTTAAGTACAAATGCGGAAGTAGCTCTTTTATACGGTTGTTTGATTGAAGCCTACACCTACATGAAAGGTGAAGCAGATGTCATGCAAGAGTATGAGAAACGTTTTGTGGAAGCCGTAACATCTTTGAAGAACTTCGGCGAAGCAAAAGAAGTCACCGATGCCTATAGGACAGGGCTTATCATTAGAGATAAAGCCTAATTTAAGAGGAAAGAAAAATGGCTATTACACAAGCTATGGCAACATCATTCAAAGTTCAAATCCTTGGTGGAGACTTTGATTTCAGTTCAGGCACAGCAGACGTGTTCAAGATCGCTTTGTTCACTTCAGCAGCTACGCTAGGTGCGACTACTACGGCGTATAGCACAACCAACGAAGCTTCTGGCACAGGGTATTCAGCAGGTGGCAACACTCTGACTATTTCCCAAGTGCCAACTTCTAGCGGCACTACAGCGTTCCTAGACTTTTCGGACACTACATGGTCTTCAGCGACTATTACAGCTCGCGGAGCTTTGATCTACAAGTCTGGCGGTGGTAACCCTGCTGTTGCGGTTTTAGATTTTGGTTCGGATAAAACGTCAACCAATGGTGACTTCACTATTGTGTTCCCTGCTGCTGATGCGAGCAACGCGATTATCCGTATCGCCTAGAGGCACGTAAATGCCACTTGGGTTAACGCCAGTACTAGCCACGTACTCAGGGCAGTCTGCGTCGTGGTCATTAGAGAACCTGAATAGTGCTGTTGCAACCTATTCGGGTTCTACTGGGCGCCTTGTATTTAAGTATCTAAGTGGTACTAGCTTTACGGGTGACCTCCAACTAGATGCTATTACCCTTGGCGGAACTACTGCTGGGTTTGAAGCGGGCGTTGACAGTTACCAAACGTCTACTAGTACAAATGGAGCTACCTCAGCTTATAGTTCAGTAACCTCTTGGACTAATGTAACAACTTCAACACTTACTGGGCGTTGGAACCGAGACACCGGAACTACACCTTCTAGCAATACAGGCAACTTGGGTGCTTACTCTGGGTCGTGGTTTGTTTATGCAGAAACTACCTCGTCTTTCAACAGGTATTTTTGGCTACGCGGCCCTGAAATAGTTATAACCCCCGCTGTTCTTCAGTTTGCGCTAGGTAGGCAGGGTGCAACCATAGGCACCCTTGAGGTCTATTTAGACATCACTGCGGAGGGTAATACCGATGTAAGTGTGCCCGTAACTAATGTTGTAGGTACGACGGCGCTTGGGTCAGTAGGCCTAGCTATTGGGCAAAATGCACCAGTAACCGGAGTATCCGCAGCGGGTGCGGTAGGTAATGAAACCGTATCTACTACTTCTAACGTCGTTGTACCCTATTCTGGGTGGGGGCGTAGTGGTTGGGGTGAGTTAAGTTTTGGCACGGGTAGTACAAACGGTGTCCAAGCCACCGGTGCGGTAGGGTCAGCAACTGTAAGTATTAGCAAGAACGTTTCTACAAACGTGTCTGGTGTTTCTGCAACTGCGGCTCTTGGAAACGAGACTGTCGGTATAGGCATTAACGCTCCGGTTACCGGTGTTTCTGCTACCGGCGCTACTAACTCAGTCACCGTAGTAACCGATTTCCCTGTCGATGTAAATGTTACTGGGGTTTCTGCCACAAGTGCAGTTGGCAGTGTAACAACATCAACCGGCACCGGGGTTCTCGCAAACGCTACGGGTGTTGTCGGTACTACAGCCCTAGGCAGCGAGACCGTTACGGCGGGTGCGGACGCTTTAACTACAGGTGTTCAGGCTACAGGCGCAGTCGGTACGGTCACAACCACCGCCGACGCTAACGTCTTTGTTACAGGTGTACAGGCTGATTTCACGCTTGGTAATGTCGAGGTTGAGGGGGATAAGAGCGGGCTAGTACTTGGTAATGCCGCTACAGCCCTTTCAGGCTCAGTTACGGTTGACGCGGAAGCCGTTGTTAATGTTACGGGTGTTCAAGCTGCTGCCCAGTTAGGCACGGTAATAGCCAAAATTGGT